CTATCTTATAAGTAGCAGTTTCAAAGCGTCTGCGAATAGCCCATTTGTTATTTCTGAAATAGATACCGATTCGCTTTCGGCCAAGGAAGAAAGAACCGATACAAAAAGTTCACTCGTCATGGACCCAGTATTAATTTTTTCCTTTTCAAAGTAGATGGGGATGTGCAAGGCGAGTAATTCACGAATCAGTTCCAGACAGTCTGTCGTATTACGGCTGAAGCGGCTGATAGACTTAGTGATAATAAAATCTATCTTCCCCGCATGGCAATCTTCAATGAGGCGTAAGAGTTCTGGCCGTTTATTCTTTTTCGTGCCCGTAATCCCAGCGTCGTAGTAAATGCCGGCAAACTGCCAATCATCACGACTATTAATATAATGTTCATAATGACTCTTCTGTGTCTCCAGGCTTTCGAGTTGAGCATCCGAACTGGTAGAGACACGACAGTAGGCGGCCACTCGTTTCTTTTTGATCGCGTTTTTTGGCGAAACATTGGTTTCAATTTTAGTGATCTTCTTCAAAAGACTTCCTCCTTTCTGTAGTTATATATCACTCTAAGCCGCCTATTTATCAAGCGATTTTGGCATTATTTCCGCGAACAAGGGGAAAAAGGTTTCAAGATTGATGGTATAGAGTTCCTTGTATTCGTCGCTGCTGATTAAGCCGCAAGAGAGCATCGATTGAGCTATTTCCATAGCCAGGCAAAAGTGAAGTTCGCCCTGGATGCGATCTTCCGTATAATAAGTAGATGATGTATTCATTTATTTTGTACTGGTCCTATGTCAAGTTTGAGTACAAGTTAAATTGAGGTTTTTATCAATCAGTTATCCAGCAATCAAAGCTGTCTTTTTCTTGTAGTTTGCATATAATTTCTCATAGTCATTGGGTGACATATAGTTACAGTGACTGTGAATTCGAACGGTATTATAAAACGTGTTAATGTATTCAAACACCAGCATATAGGCTTGTTGATAATTTTCAATCTTAAATCGATTCAGCCATTCTCGCTTAATCAATGCATGGAATGATTCTATGCAGGCATTATCCCATGGATAGCCTTTCTTCGAATAGCTGCGGCACATCTGTGCGGTTTCCTTGATATAGGATTGCGAAAGATATTGACAACCGCGGTCAGTGTGAATTACTACCAGACGGCCTGGATTCCTGGTTTGCTTTGCCGTTTGAAGCATCCTAATAATGCCAGATGCATCCAACTTCCGGGATAAATTCCAGGCAATGATTTTTCGAGAAAATAAATCCATGATACTGGCCAAATACACAAAGCCTTCAGTAGTCCAAATATAAGTAATATCGCTGCACCAGATCGTGTCTGGTCTTGGCGGATTAAATTGTTCTTGCAGAATATTAACTAATATGGCATCCAAACAACGGCTCTGGGTCGTAACGGTATAATGCTTGACCCAACAAGCACGAATCCCCATTTGCCGCATGTAAAGGCCCACTGTCCTTTCGGAAATACATTCACCTTTCTGTTGAAGCAATTTAGTAATTTTGGGTGCTCCATAGATTTGCTTTGAATCTTCGTAAATGGTTTGAATCTGTTTTTTTACCTCCTTACGGTGCGTAGCTTGTTTGGATAATTTGCGATGACTCCATCCATAGTAACCTGATGTAGAAACGCCCAGTTCTGCCAGCACTCCAGATACCGAAAAATGGCGTTTCCCCTGATGGGCTTTTTCGGCTTCCTGTTTGACGCTATGGTAAATGGCGGGGATTATTTGTCTAGAATGCTGATAGCTTTTTTTAAGACATTGATGGCATCCTTGGCATCTCGTAATTCACGTTTCAAACGAGCGATTTCCTTGGCTTCATCAGATGCATAGTTTCCGGATCCGCGATATGGCATTTCCCCATTATCCCGTAATTGCTTTTGCCATCGGGACAGTATCTGTTGGGAAATTCCTAAATTATGGGCACACCCAATCAGTCCTAAGTCACGATGATCATGGTAATATTGGACAGCATCCATTTTAAATTGTTTGTCGAACTTCGTCATACTAAGACCCCCTATATATACTTTTATTGTATCACTTTATGGAAACCCTCAGTTTGACTTGTCCTATTTATATGCTAGCACCATACCTCCTTACTGTACTGGAGGTGATACCACCTCTATTTCCTTAATGGAGAAGAGGGGGTGGTTTGAGCAAAAAGCCGCAGGCTTTCTTTTCTAAGAAGGTCTGCGGCTTTTTTGCTCAATAGAAAACTCTTTCTCCATTTGATAGTAGGAGGGGAAACAAACTCGGCAGTAAGAAAAAGAAATCTTGCTCAAATGTCGACTTCTTCTCCAATAGTAAGTAGGAGGTGTGATAAGGCCTCCGGAAAGGAGTAGTCAATGAATCGAAACTATCTTGATGCCGGCACCGTGGTGTGCAGAACGGCGGAAGAAATCGAAGTCCTCCGTGCCATCAGCCAGGTATCCGCCAGGATGGCAAGAAATCTTTTCGTCCTGGCTACACACAGACAAATGAAGAAAGGAGTGTCAAAACATGACAAATGCAGAAGCCATGGAACGGGTTATTGAAGCCCTGCATAGTGCTGCGAAGACGCTGGATGAAGCGGCTAATCAACTGGCTGGGCAGAACATTCCGAAACCGGAAGTAGCCGGTACGGCAGAAAAGACGACAACTTCAGCAAAGGAAGAAAAGACGCTGACCTTAGAAGAAGTTCGCAAAGTAGCTGCCGATAAGGCGCGCCAGGGACACACAGAAGAAGTACGGCAACTTATTCAGAAATTTGGTGCCGATAAGCTTTCCGGTGTCGATGCGGCTAAGTATCCGGCCTTGATGGCAAAACTGGAGGCGATAGGCCATGCCGACTAAGCACGCAGTACTGTCCGCTTCCTCTAGCTATCGCTGGCTGGCCTGCCCGCCATCCGCACAGGAATGCGCTAAAGTCAAAGATGTACCTAGTGACTTTGCCCTGCAGGGAACCGATGCTCACAGCCTTTGCGAGTATAAAGTCTTGTCAGCTTTGGGTCGTGATGTGACAGATCCGACAAAGAGCCTCACGTTCTTTGATGAAGAAATGGCCGAGTGTACTGATGAATATGCACAGTTCGTGATAGAGCAAGTTGAAGCCGCCAAGAATGTCTGCAAAGATCCACTGGTTCTGATTGAGCAACGGCTGGATTTTTCTAAGTGGGTGCCCGGTGGCTTTGGTACCGGCGACTGCGTCATCGTAGCGGATGATACGCTCACCGTTATCGACTACAAACATGGTCTTGGTGTCCTCGTCGATGCTGAAAAGAATAGCCAGATGATGTGTTATGCTCTTGGGGCGCTCCAGCTCTTTGATGGCATCTACGATATCAATCATGTGTCGATGACCATCTTCCAGCCAAGGCGTGACAATGTCAGCACCTATACCATGAGCAAGGATGAACTGCTCCATTGGGCCGAAACGGTACTCAAGCCCACAGCAGAATTAGCGGCGAAAGGCGAAGGGGAGTACCAGGCTGGGGACCATTGTCGCTTCTGTAAAATCAAGGCGACCTGCCGTAAGCGGGCTGAATACAACCTGGAGCTGGCACGTTACGATTTCGCCGTCCCATCTACATTGCAGGATGAGGAAATCGAGGCTGTCCTGGCCAAAGTCGATGAGATGGTCAATTGGGCTGGCGATGTGAAAGACTATGCGCTGCAGCAAGCCATCAGCGGTAAAAGTTGGAGTGGCTGGAAACTTGTTGAAGGCTGCTCGAATCGCCGCTATGTGAATGAAGAAGCCGTAGCAGCTGCCGTAGAAAATGCAGGCTTTGATCCCTATGAAAAAAAGCTGCTCGGCATTACGGCCATGACGAAAAAGCTTGGCAAGAAGCAGTTCGAAGAACTGCTGTCAAACTTAGTTGAAAAGCCGCAAGGCAAGCCGGTCCTGGTACCGGAATCGGACAAGCGTCCGGCGATGCATACGGCGGCTGATGATTTTCAGAAAGTAACCAAGGAGGAAAAATAATATGTCGAAAACTTATGTCAATCCGTGCAAGGTAATTACAGGAGTCAATACGCGCTGGTCTTATGCAAATATTTGGGAGCCAAAATCCATCAATGGTAGTACGCCAAAGTACAGCGTCAGCCTGATCATCCCCAAGTCGGACACGAAGACTATCAAGAAAATCGAAGCCGCCATCAAGGCCGCTTATGAAGAAGGGGAAGGTAAACTCAAGGGCAATGGCCGCGTTGTACCGGCGCTCGAAGCTATCAAGACGCCGCTGCGCGATGGCGACCTGGAACGCCCGGGTGATGATGCTTATAAGGACAGCTACTTCGTTAATGCTAACTCGGCGACAAAACCGGGTATTGTGGATGCTGATTGCCAGCATATCATCGAACGTTCAGAAGTCTACTCGGGTGTGTATGGCCGCGCCTCCATCAGTTTCTACGCCTTCAATTCTAACGGCAACAAAGGCATTGCCTGCGGTCTGAACAACCTGCAGAAAATCCGTGACGGTGAACCGCTCGGTGGTAAACCGCGGGCAGAAGACGATTTCGCAACGGCTGATGATGATGATTTTCTGGCGTAAGGAGGAAGCAACATGATGAAATTGATTCTGGAAGTACTGTGCTGCTTGGTAGCTCTGAGTGCCTTTGGCATGTTTCTCGCCATTATCTATACTGATTTTAAGCGGGAACAGCGTGAAGCCAAGCTGGATAAGCGCCGCGAAGAATGGGAAGAAGAAGAGCACCTTAGACAGATGGAATTCTATAAAAAACAATAAGTGGTGAATGTTAGCGGCGGGGCGGATGCCTCGTCGCTTTTTCTCGAGGAGGGAAGACATGAAAAACATTAGCATTGATATCGAAACCTTTAGTGACGTCAATTTGGCCAAGTGTGGCGTGTACAAGTACGCTGAATCACCGGCTTTTGAAATTCTCCTCTTTGGTTATGCTGTCGATGGAGGCGAAGTGCAAGTCGTTGATTTAGCCCAGGGAGAAACGATTCCTGAAGAAATTCTGGATGCCCTGACGGATGAAGTCATTACCAAATGGGCTTTCAATGCCAGCTTTGAACGAGTCTGCCTGTCGCGGTATCTTCGTGATCTAGGCATGAGTGTAGACCCTTTTTATGATCATCATCCACTCTCAACGGAACGTGCGCATTTCCTAAATCCGGCAGGCTGGCAATGCTCCATGATTTGGTCGGCCTACATGGGGCTGCCCTTATCTTTAGAAGGTGTGGGGGCGGTCCTTAAGCTAGACAGCCAAAAGATGAAAGAAGGCAAGGACCTCATTCGTTATTTTTGCACTCCTTGTAAGCCGACCAAAACCAATGGCGGCAGGATGAGAAATTTGCCGTCGCAGGCAGTCGAGAAGTGGACGCTGTTCAAATCCTACAACAAGCGGGATGTGGAAGTGGAAATGGCCATTCAACAGCGACTCCATCACTACCCAGTACCTGAACAGGTCTGGGATGAATATCACATCGACCAAGAAATCAATGACCGGGGCATTGCCGTCGATAAGGAACTGGTACAGCAGGCCGTAGCTATAGATGCTGTGTCACGGGATCATCTGATGGCTGCTTTACAAGAGAAGACGGGCTTAGAGAATCCGAATTCTGTCTTGCAGATGCGTGCCTGGCTGAAAGAACAAGGGATGGAGACCGAGTCGCTTGGGAAGAAGCAAGTACAGGAACTGCTGAAAACGGCGAAGGAACCGCTGCGCTCAGTACTGCTCTTACGACAGCAGTTGGCAAAATCGTCCGTGAAGAAATATCAGGCCATGGAGATGACTTGTTGTGATGACAGCCGGGCACACGGTATGTTCCAGTTTTATGGTGCCAACCGGACCGGGCGCTTCGCCGGTCGTCATATTCAGCTCCAGAATCTCCCCCAGAACCATATGCCTGATCTTGCAGAAGCCAGGGCGCTGGTGCGTCAGGGAAACTACGCAGCTCTGATGCTTCTGTATGATTCGGTGCCGGATGTCTTATCGCAGCTCATCAGAACCGCCTTCATACCAAGGGAAGGGATGAAGTTTGTCGTTTCGGACTTTTCTGCCATTGAGGCTCGTGTTCTTTCCTGGTTGGCCCAGGAAACATGGCGCTCTGACGTCTTTGCCCAGAACGGAGATATTTATTGCGCGTCAGCCAGTTCGATGTTTGGCGTCCCGGTCGTCAAACATGGTGTCAATGGGCATCTGCGCCAGAAAGGCAAGATTGCAGAACTCGCTCTTGGCTATGGTGGCTCAGTTGGTGCTTTGAAAGCCATGGGCGCCCTCGACATGGGTCTTGCCGAAGAAGAACTGCAGCCCTTGGTCAATTCCTGGCGCTCGGCAAATCCGCATATCGTCCAATTCTGGTGGGGCGTTGACCGCTGCGTCAAGCAGGCTATCAAAACCCATGTCCCGCAGGAAATTCAAGGCCTACGTTTCCAGTGGCAGAGCGGCATGTTGTTTATTGGTCTGCCGAGTGGACGCCGTCTTTCCTACGTGAAACCCAAAATTGGCCAGAATAAATTCGGTGGTGAGTCTGTTACCTATGAAGGCATTGGTGTTACCAAAAAATGGGAACGCCTCGAAAGCTATGGGCCAAAGTTTGTGGAAAATATCGTTCAGGCCATCAGCCGCGATATTCTCTGTTATGCTATGCAGACGCTGAGCTGTATGGACATCGTTGGCCATGTCCATGATGAACTGATCATTGAATGCCGCAAAGACGCCAGTGTGGCAGCTATTTGTGAGCAGATGGGACGGACGCCACCCTGGGCCAAAGGGCTTCTTTTACGAGCTGATGGCTACGAATGTAGTTTTTACCAGAAAGAGTAAAAAAATTTTGCTCAATTTCTTCCATCATCTCCATAAGAGAAGTGGGGGAGAGCCTTTACGCGTATCTATTTTTTAGAAGAGGAGGGATATCCTTGTTTTACGTAAAACAAGCACTTACAGATCGGGCCGAAGTAACGGTCGAAATTACGGATGACAATGTATTCTGCCGCTGCCCACTTTGCGGCAGGGAAGTCGCGGTTGATTTGCAAGAAATACTTGCCGAAGAAGACACCGACTTAATGGGCACGGTGGTCCTTTGTGAGGAATGTGTAGAAGAATGGATGAAGAAACATGGACAGAAACCCTAGGCGTAATGCCGAATACTATCCAGATCCGACAGCTTATCAGGCGATTAAGAACGTGGAACCTCAAAGGTTCCCGTTCATGCCTATTGTGTACATTTGTTCGCCATATGCCGGGGATGTGGAAGAAAATATCCGGAAAGCCTATAACTATTGTCGTTACGTGGTAGACCAGGGGTGTATTCCCCTGGCACCACATCTATATTTGCCAAAGTTCCTCAATGAAGAATCGGAACGAGAACTGGCGCTCTTTATGGATATTGCTTTGCTGTCCCGCTGTGCAGAAATCTGGGTCTTTGGCGATGTGATTTCGGCGGGAATGGAAAAAGAAATCCAGTATGCTCAGAGAAAGGGAAAACCTATTCAGTATATTAGTGGGGTGATATGAATGAATTTTACACTTTACACGTCAGATTTTGTTGGCGTAGAGGCAAACTGCCGCTACCAAGAGAAACGGAAAATCAGTCGCGCTGAGGACCTTAAAGCGGCGGTGGCTTTTGATCATGTCTGCGTAGCCTTCAAAAATTGTTATCGGAAGCGGGATAATTTTCGCTCCGCTGATGTCCTGGTCATGGATTGTGACAACACGCACTCGGAAAATCCAGCCGAATGGATATCCATGGAAAAATTCCTTACCCTGCTGCCGAACGTTGCGGTGGCCATCGTGCCATCACGAAATCACATGAAGCCAAAGGATGGAAAATGTGCCAGGCCGCGCTTTCATGCGTATTTCAAGATTCAGGCGATTAAGGACGAAGCTGCTTATACGAAGCTAAAACATGAAATCTTTGAAGCCTATCCTTTTTTCGATAATGCCGCTCTCGATGCGGCCCGCTTCATCTATGGCTGCCCTGTCGAGAAGGTATTATGGCAGGATGGTGAAGTGACGATTGACCAAGTGCTCCAAGCACGAAAACAGACCTCACGCAGTATTCCTGCCGGACGCCGGAATAACACCATGAGTCGTTTTGCCGGCCGCGTCATCAAGCGCTATGGGGCGAACGAAAAGTCCTACCAGATTTTCCTAGATGAAGCAGAAAAATGTGATCCGCCGCTCCCTGATTCAGAGCTCAACACCATCTGGGGCAGTGCTGTACGTTTTGGTGAGAAGATTGCAAAGCAAGAAGGGTACGTTAGCCCGGATGAATATAATAATGATTTCGGTACGGGGCAGTCATTGAAACCAAGTGATTTTTCAGATATCGGCCAGGCGAAGGTGTTAGTACGCGAGTATGGCAATGAGTTGAAATTTACACCGGCGACGGATTATCTCCGCTACGACGGCATACGCTGGGTAGAATCAAAACACCGAGCGATTGGAGCCATGGAGGAATTCCTCGACCTACAGCTAGCTGATGCGAAGGATTCCCTAGCGGCTGCGGTGAAGGCGCTGCAGGAGTGTGGGATTGACGCGGAGGACATTCGCAGCGGCGGCAAAGCGCTGGAGAAAAAGATCGGCGAAAAGCAAATGGAATCGTATCTGGCTTACCTTTCTGCCGTTAGCTATGAGAAATTCGTCATGAAACGTCGAGATATGAAGTACGTCGTCTCAGCACTTCAGGCGGCCAAACCGATGCTCGAAATTAGCTATGATGACCTCGACAGTGACCCTTTCGTCCTCAATTGCCCGGATGGTACGTATGACTTGAATTTTGGGGCAGCCGAACGCAAGGAACATGAGGCGCTGGATTTCATCACCAAGGTCACTTCGGTCTCGCCGGGAGAAGAAGGGAAAGCGCTCTGGCTCGATGCGATTTATCAAACGTTCTTGGGTGATGAAGAACTTATCGAGTACGTACAGCAGATTACAGGGCTCGCCGCTATTGGCCAGGTCGAGCTGGAAGCGATGATTATTTCCTATGGCGAGGGCTCAAATGGCAAGTCGACTTTCTGGAATACCATTGCCGGGGTTCTCGGTAGCTATAGTGGCACGATTTCTGCCGATGCCCTAACGGCCAATTGCAAACGAAATGTGAAACCAGAACTGGCAGAAGCGAAAGGGAAGCGGCTCCTTATCGCGGCTGAATTAGAGGAAGGGATGCGGTTGTCCACATCGGTGGTAAAACAGCTTTGTTCCACGGACCGAATTTCTGCCGAGAAGAAATATAAGGATCCGTCAGATTTTACACCGTCTCATACTCTGGTCCTCTACACGAATCATCTGCCGCGTGTGGGAGCAATGGATACGGGTATCTGGCGCCGTCTCATTGTGATTCCTTTCATGGCGACGATTGATAAGAAGCAGGATATTAAAAATTATTCGAAGTACCTCTTAGATCATGCTGCGCCGTATGTGTTGAAGTGGGTAATGGAAGGTGCAGAGAAAGCCATCTGCAGTCAGTTCCGTTTCCCGCAGCCGGCCTGCGTCAAAGAAGCTATTGGGAAGTACCGTGCAGATAATGACTGGATGACGCATTTCTTAGAAGAGTGCTGTGAAAATGACCCGGCAGGATATGAAGCTTCTGGAAGATTGTACGAAGAGTATCGAAGTTTTTGTTTGCGGACCGGTGATTTCATACGTAATGCGACAGAGTTTACTCGTACTCTGGAGCAACGGGGCTATGAACGTGTGAAAAAGCGGAATGGCCGCTTCATCATCGGCATTCGTCTCAAGGCTTCTGAGTTTTTAAATGAATGAGTGTGACGGACGGTGACGCCCGAATATAAAACCCCCTTTAGGGCTGTTTTTTTAGAAAAAATCCCTATAGGAAAGTTTAGGTTTAGGGCGTCACTGGCCGTCACAGAAAGGGGAAATCATGAGGGAAAAAGCAATCGAACACCATCTGGTGATGGAAACGGAGAAGATTGGCGGTAAGGCAGTGAAGTTTGTTTCGCCGTCATTCGCCGGTATGCCGGACCGTTTAATTCTATTGGCTGATGGGAAATGTGGCTTTGTAGAAGTCAAGGCGCCGGGGCAGAAACCGCGGCCGCTGCAGCTAAAACGTCATGCCATGCTGCGGAAACTGGGCTATCAGGTATTCGTCCTGGATGCCATTGAGGAAATCCCGGGAGTGCTGGAAACCATCGCCCACACACCTGATGGGAAAGGAGGCGAGGGTGCATGAAGTTTGTCCCTCATGCGTATCAGCAGTACGCCATCAACTATATCAAATCACATCCCATTACGGCTTTGCTGCTGGATATGGGGCTTGGCAAAACGGTAACGACGCTGACGGCCATCCGTGACCTGATGTATGATACCTTTGAAGTGAAACGGGTACTGGTCGTAGCGCCGCTTCGGGTTGCCCGGGATACATGGCCGGAAGAAATCAGGAAATGGGATCACCTGAAAGACTTGACCTGTTCCGTTGTCGTAGGCAGCGCGGCAGAACGAAGAAGGGCTTTACAGAAACAGGCCGATATCTATATCGTGAACCGAGAAAACTTAATCTGGCTCCATGAACACTGTAAGCTATATTTTGACATGGTCGTACTGGATGAGCTGTCGAGTTTTAAGAACCATCAGTCTAAGCGTTTCAAAGCCATGAAGGATATGCGGCCGAAAGTGAAGCGCATCGTAGGATTGACGGGGACGCCAACCGGAAACGGATTGATGGACCTCTGGGCCGAGTTCCGGCTCCTGGATATGGGCGAACGACTCGGCCGCTTCATCAGTCAGTACCGGAACTTGTACTTCAAACCGGACCGGTATAATGGTCCGATTGTCTATTCGTATAAGCCGCTTCCGGGCGCGGCAGAAGCTATCTATCATCAGATTTCGGACATCACCGTGTCCATGAAAGCCAGAGACTACTTGAAGATGCCGGAACTGGTGAGCGTGACCAAGGAAGTCCATCTCAGTGACGAAGAAAGGAAGCGGTATGATGGGCTGAAGAAGTCTCTCGTCCTGGAACTACCAGACGGCGAGGTCACCGCCGCCAATGCCGCTTCCCTTACCTTGAAACTCTGCCAGATAGCAAGCGGTGCTATCTACACCGATGACAAAGGCATCGTGACCATCCATGACCGGAAGCTGGATGCCCTGGAAGACCTGGTGGAAAGCGCGAACGGGAAGCCGGTCCTGGTGGCATACTGGTTCAAGCACGATAAGGAACGTATCCAGAAGCGGATGACGGCACGGGAGCTGAAGTCTTCAAAGGACTTTGCCGATTGGAACGCGGGGAAAATTCCAGTAGCCCTTATCCATCCCGCCTCAGCCGGCCATGGACTCAACCTACAGCGTGGCGGTTCCATCATGATCTGGTTCACCCTGACTTGGAGTTTGGAACTGTATCAGCAGACCGTGGCCCGGCTCTGGCGGCAGGGACAGACGGAACAGACCGTCGTCGTTCAGCACATCGTGGCCAAAGGCACCATCGATGAACGCATCCTGAAGGTGCTGGAGCATAAGGATGGAACCCAGGCGGCATTGATTGATGCCGTTCGAGCGGACTTGAAAATGACGAATGTGTGAAATGGGGGTATACTATGAAAGAGGAAAGAGAAGGAGTCAATCAGTACATGGAAGCCAAAGCATATCTGGAACAAGCAAGAAATATTAATCTGCAAATCGACAGCAAACTGGAGCAGGTATCCGCCTTGCGGCGACTGGCGACCAAAGCCTCATCGGCACTGAGTCCCGTGCCGCCGAGTGGTACACCGAATCCGCACCGCTTGGAAGAAACGATTGCCAGGATGATGGACATGGAGCATGAAGTCGATGAAGCCATCGATGGCCTGGTAGAACTCAAGGGCAACATCATGAAAGCCATTAACCGGGTGCCGGATGAAAGGGAACGCGTTGTCCTGGAACTGCGGTATCTGGCCTTTAAGGATTGGGCCGCTATTGCTGAAACGCTGGGACTGCATGTCCGGCAGGTGTACCGGCTTCACGAAGACGCCTTGAAAAACATCGAGATTCCCGATGAATGTCACTAAATGTCAGTTGAACAGCACTTGATGTCAGGGTGTTCTGTAGGATATACTATAATCAGCACGAAAAGGATGAAGGACCGTGGTTATGAGCCATCGGTCCTTTTTTGATATATGAAAATAAAGGAAAGCACCTGTAAGCAGCAGCCGGGGCGAACCATAAAGATACACTTTAAAATATTTTGAATGTTCAATAAAATTTAAAGAATAAGACAAAAATATGATATAATAAATCCATAGAAAAAACGGACTGAAGAAGGTGTGTATCTTTGACAAAAGAGGAACGACATCTGGCCAGCCAGCTGAAGGCATGTGCAAAAAAGATGAAGAGTAAAATGTATCATACCAGGACCTTTCCTTTGTTACGCAGTGAATATGTACGGCTCCGCCGGAATGATTGGGATTGTTACTGCTACCTGGAACAACTGCCTGTCGATGAGGTGGATGCCTGGGAAAGAGAACGCAACCGAAAAAAGTGGTGTAAGAAGGATCAGTTACATCAGCAATGGCTCCGGGAGTGTATCAGGGACATTGTTGAAATGCCAGAAAAAACAGATGCTATACGGGCTGTGTTTATGAAGCATCAGAAGCCTTTTCCAAAGAAACTGGAAACAGAAAAGGAAAAGGTGGATGCATGCAGCATGCTGGTGCTGTCGATTCTTCATGAACTGGCTATGCAGCGGAAGCTGTTTAAGACAGTATCCACTTCCCTGGCAACCAGGATGCTGAACGGGTTCGTTTCTGAAAGCATCGAACGAATGAAAGCGCGGACCGATAAGATAGGCTATGAACCACCTTTTGAAATCCATAATGAGTGGGAAGCACTGTGCTTCCAGATGCAGCTTGGGCATGATCATGATGTACCGCGTTATGCAGAATGGGTAAGAAAAGAGTTCTGCTATCCTGTAATCGCTGAGACATTTGAAGCGGGTGGCGAGTATACTAAAAAGTTAGGGAACAGCCTGGCAAGGCGGTTGTACATTATGGATTCGAGTGACAGAGAGTTAGGGTTGCATTATATACCCCGATGCTATGACTTCATATCAAAAAAGGTAACGGAAGCTGTCCTGGACGAAGCGGCGATGGACATGATGTTTTATTGACCTGTTTATAAAAAGAATGAAGGACCGTGGCGAAATGCCAGCGGTCCTTTTTTGATACCGGAGATGATGAAAGATGCCAAAAAGACCAAAGACGCCCTGCAAGTATCCGGGCTGCCCCAGACTGGTACCCTATGGAAGAAAATATTGTGACGAACACGAACGGCAGTGCCAGGGCGACCGGGCCAGTGCAGAGACACGCGGTTACGGTCGGAAATGGCAGAAGGCCAGGAAGTTCTTCTTGAAACGTCATCCCTGGTGCGTTCGCTGCAAAGCAAAGGGGCGATTCGTCCCCGCGACGGTCGTCGACCATATCACACCTCATCGTGGTGATGCAAAGCTATTCTGGGACGAAAAAAACTGGCAGCCCCTTTGCAAGAGCTGCCATGATCATAAGACGATGACGGAAGACCGGAACGTCGAGTATAAGTATTAATAAGACCAGATGAGATGCCACATACTATCATCAAGAGAATCAGGAGCGATTGGGTCAGGCGTCCTATCATCAGGCGAAGTGCTAAAAGATGATATTAATTCTCCGTTCGCTGTATAAGATACAGCATATAAAATGGAGGTTGTGGGTGGAGTGCGAGTAAAACGCGTTTCGTATAGATCGTAATCTCCATTTAGTTTTATATACTTAACCCATACGATTGCTTCACTTTCATTTTTGCGAACTGAGGCGTTATCAATATAAGCTTGTACTCGATAAGAGCTTCCAGCAAAATACCAATCAGATGCAAATGATTGTGAAACCGTACAAAGCATGAACAGTAAGGCAAGCAGGTATTTTTTCATCACAACACATCCTTTCATAATATCTTTGTTTGATGATATACATAAGTTATTTATATCATACCATAAATTGAACGAGTTGTGTTGTAAAGGCGGGGGATGCAAATCTCTGTGATCCTTTCGAACATGACCGCCGCCCCCTCAAACGTGAAAAAACGCGAAATTCATAAGGGGGGATACCCTATGATTTTCGCGCTTTTAGAGCAATCAATTACTTGATTCTATTGGTAATGAAGGGTGCAGACGGTGTCGAATATTGCCTGCAGCATTTGATATTTGTAAACGGGTAGTATAGTCATATCTCTTAACTGACATTTCCATACGCCATCGTGATAATCTTTATAATAATGCAGGCTGTCTTTTACCCCATTGCTAAGATGCACATCAACGTTGAAGGTCGTATCATTCAAGGTGATCCATTCAATGGAATCGGTATCGACATAAACTTTGACGCCATTTGAAGCCGTATAGGAATAGACGTCCTGTGCCGCTGCCTGATTCGGGATTCCAAACAGTAACAGTCCACCCAGGACTATGGAAGATAAGAGCGCTTTTACACTGATTTTCATATATATCGCTTCCTTTGTTATGGAAATATTATACATTTATTATACTATAGTTGAATTGTGTTGAACAAGATTTAATCACAAAAATATTACATTATCGATGATTTTGAGAATATAAATATCGAAAATTACATAATTCTGCTCCAGGCCGATTGGCCCGGGGCTTTTTTATTGTCAGAAAGAAGGGAGCCGCGTATGAAGGACTACCAGCGTCGGCAGATAGAAGCCATGCGGAAGCAGGGGATGGGCTACAAGGCCATTGCCCGGAAGACAAAACTGTCAAGGGACAGTGTACGAAATTATTGCAGGTGGCATCACCTTGCCGGCTATGGCCGGGCAGTGGCGGCTGTCTTTAGAGAGGAGCAAGCGTGTGAAGACATCAGATATGGAATGGAAGATGCTGCCCATCGGTTCGCTGAAGCCGGCAGCCTATAATCCCAGAAAGCAACTGAAGCCAGGGGATAAGGAATACGAAAAAATTAAAAAGTCCATCGAGGAGTTCGGCTACGTAGAACCGATTATCGTCAACTACGATATGATCGTCATTGGCGGACATCAGCGTTTGACGGTGCTGAAGAACCTGGGCTACGAAGAAGTCCAGTGTGTTGTTGTCCATATCGAGGATGAGCATAAGGTCAAGGCGCTCAATATTGCGCTCAATAAAATCACAGGTGCCTGGAACGAACAGCTTCTGGCAGACCTCATTGTCGATTTGCAGAGCGTCGACTTTAACGTCGACCTGACAGGCTTTGAAGCACCAGAGGTCGAACAGCTCTTCTCGAAAGTGTACAACAAGAAAATCAAAGAAGATGACTTCGATGTGGAAGGAGAATTAGAAAAGCCAACCGTCGCCAGAGCGGGAGATATCTGGCTCCTCGGTGATCACCGTGTCATATGCGGTGATGCGACTTTGCCGGAAACCTATGAACGGCTGATGGATGGGAAAAAAGCCAACATGGTGCTGACAGACCCGCCGTATAATGTCGATGTCGAAGAAACGGCCGGCAAGATTAAAAACGATAATATGCCAGACGATAAGTTCTACCAGTTCCTCTTTGCGTCCTTCGTTAATATGGAACAAAACATGGAGCAGGACGCGTCCATCTATGTATTTCATGCCGATACCCAGGGGCTGAACTTCCGCAAGGCTTTCAAAGACGCGGGCTTTTACTTATCGGGCTGCTGCATCTGGAAGAAGAACGCACTGGTGCTTGGGCGCAGCCCGTACCAATGGCAGCATGAACCATGTCTTTTTGGCTGGAAGCTGAACGGTAAGCATCAATGGTATTCCGATCGCAAGCAGACAACCATTTGGGAATATGATCGACCGAAGGCCAGTAAGGACCATCCGACCATGAAGCCCATTGCCCTGATGGCATACCCTATACAAAACTCATCCATGAGTCACTGCATCATACTGGACCCCTTCCTTGGTTCCGGTTCGACGCTCATGGCTTGCCAGCAGACGAATCGCATCTGTTACGGCATTGAGCTCGATGAAAAATTCGTCGACGTTATCGTGAAACGCTATATCAGCGAATGCGGGGACAGAAGTGTGTTTGTCCTGCGTGGGGATGAGAAAATTCCCTATGGTGATATTGCCCAGCAAACGGATGAATAATTTCTCAAAAAGATGCAGAAATAACTTGCTATTATCGGCGTTCAGAGTGATATATGTACTAACAAAACAAGGAGGTACATTACCATGACCATCAAAACCAATCTGGACGACCGCAAGGAACTGGCGAAACGCCTGATTCCCTTTAACCATAACGAAAAACTTCATTACACGGGCACACCGACATTTTCTTATGAAGGACACGGCTTCCGCATCCTCCGCAGCGGAGAAATTGAATGCGACGACGAAAAAACACAGCAGGCCCTGCGCCGCTTCCTTGAAGAAGAAAAATTGGTGGACCCGGAACTGGATACCATTGAAGTCAGCCATCCCATTAACGGGATGGACGGCGTCCACCTCCGCAACCTGGTCTTCACGCTTAGCGCTCAGCAGTATTTGCTGAATCGCGCTGCCGGCTGCGATAACTTTCAGATTACCGAAGACTGCGTGACAGCCTTGAAAGAAGCTACACTGACGGACGCCGCTTCCTTTTTCAAGGTGTACAGTGCCTGCCAGAAGGGTAATAAAGGTCTTTGCCTGAATGAAGACACGGTAACCTTCTGTATTGCCGACACAGGAAACCCTGCAAAGAACCGCGCCATGGTTGAACTCTTTGCCTTTCTGACAGGCGCAGCTCGCAAGGCAAAACGGGTACAGCCTGCGGTGAAGAAACCGGAAAATGAAAAATACTACTTCCGGAGCTGGCTCCTGCGCATCGGTATGGGAACTAAAGCCAGCCATGAATCCCGCATGGCCTTGATGAAAGACCTCAACGGCTGGAGTGCCTTCCGCACGGAAGAAGAAGCCAAGCGCCATGCCGCACGGGTGAAAGCGCGCCGACACCATACAAATTAATTCATAATTATTCTCAAAAAACCCTTGCTATTATGTGCCTTTAGAGTGATATATAGTGTACCGAAAGAACACACGCACATACAGAAAGGACAGAGAGAATTATGAAAACACAGCACTTTGGCATCGAAATCGAAATGACAGGAATTACCCGCAGCAAGGCGGCCACCTTGATGGCCACCTTCTTTGGGACCAGAAGCAAATACCACGCAGGCGGAGCCTACGATACCTACATTGCAGAAGATGAACAGGGACGGAAATGGAAAGCCATGAATGACTCCAGCCTGATTCCTGAAAAGAAAGTCGGTGGCCGCACTATGAATGCCTCGACGAATTACCGCACGGAAGTGGTCAGCCCCATCCTTTCCTACGACGACATCCCGAAACTGCAGGAACTCATCCGCACCCTGCGCAAAGCCGGTGCTTTTGCCAACAGCTCCTGCGGCATCCACATCCATGTTGGCGCGGAACGCTTTACACCGAAAACCCTGCGGAATTTGGTGAATGTCTTTTACAGCAAGGAAGACCTGATCTACCGGGCTTTGCACATCGACCCGAGCCGGGAACGCCGCTACTGCCGCAAGACAAATGCCCAGTTCCTCGAAGAACTGAATAAGAAGCGGCCGACGACGATGGAAAAATTCGCGGATCTTTGGTACATGGAGGCACCTTACGGACGGAACATGCATTACAACAGCAGCCGCTACCACGGCCTGAACCTCCACGCCACCTTCACCAAAGGCACCGTCGAGTTCCGCCTTTTCAACGGCACCCTCCACGCCGGCGAAATCAAAGCCTACATCCAGTTCTGCCTGGCCGTTACGCATCAGGCGCTGACACAGAAGAAAGCCTCAGCACGGAAAACGGAAACGGACAATGAAAAATACGCCTTCCGCTGCTGGATGCTTCGCCTCGGCTTGATTGGTGACGAATTCAAAACTTGCCGCCATCACCTGCTTAAGAATTTGACAGGCGATGCCGCCTGGAGACACGCCGCCTGAAGAGAATGACAACCGCATACGGGGCAGCCTCGGCTGCCCTTAAGGGGGTAGAAGGGTATTCCCTTCAGAAAGGATGAGCACAATGAAAAAATATTACATCGCTTATGGAAGCAACATGGATGAACGGCAAATGGCCACGCGGTGCCGCGAGGCTGTCCTGGTGGGGACGGGAATCATTCAGGGATACGAGCTGCTTTTTAAAGGCTCGCTGACGGGCTGCTATGCCACTATTGAAACCAAGGAAGAAAGCATGGTTCCTGTCACCATCTGGGCCATTTCTAAGGCCGATGAAAAGCGGCTGGATCGCTGCGAGGGCTTCCCGACCTTCTACTACAAGAAAGATGTCGAAGTGCAAACGGGGAATGGGACGATTACGGGCCTGGCCTACATCATGCATGAAGACCGCCACTGCGGCATGCCTTTCCCTTGGTATTATGAACAGATGGACCGAGATTATCAGAAGTTCGGATTCGACCGCACCATCCTGAAAAAAGCGCTGGCCATTAGTAAAGAACGTATGGCGGGGATGCGGGTGAAGTTGATCTACATGGAAGACCCGCAGGCACCGGCGCAGGGAACAGAAGGTACGGTGCAGTACATTGATGACTTGGGAACCATCCATGTGTCATGGGATACGGGCTGCAGTCTAGGTCTGGTGCCGGGGGTAGATGAATGGAAAATCCTCAAATAATCCATCAGAAATGACTTGCTATAGTATGCGTTTAGAGTGATATATATACATACCAAAAGGGAAAACACCAAAGCATAAGAAAGCGAGGAAATAACCATGAGAACAATCATTACCTTGGATGGAAAGAAAATCAGCAAGAAAGCCGCCTGCGAACAGTTCGGCAAAGAAGACATGGAAAGAAAGATTAAGGAAGCAAAGCAGATCTTTAGGGAAGACCCCTATGTAGAAAACAGCTGGTGGATGGGAAAAGGGATGCTGACCATCAGCTTCCGCTAAGAAGCAGGAACCAAAAGAGGGCTGGGGCTCAGCCCTCTTTTCTCCATCCGTATTCCTAATAAAATGCATAAATTCTCAATATAAAGCTTGCTATTATGCGCCTTTAGAGTGATATATATACATGACCAAAGGGGAACACCCCAAAAGAAAAAGCACATGAAAGCGAGGAAAAAACATGAAAAAATTGAACGCAATCGACAAACAGAACCTGGACGGAGCATACGGAGCCACAGCGGTAGCTCTGGATTGGCCGGAAGGCCTTTCCGAAAAAGCAAGGGAAGCTTTGGACTACTTGGATGATACCGCTTACCTTTTCCATTACCTTGGAAAGTACATCATCACCGACGAAAGCCTCTGGCTTACGGAATATGGAAGCGGCAAGCGGAACGACCCCTGGGGATCTCCCCGGGCCGAATTCCAAAGCCTTGAAAAAATTGAGCCATGGCTCGAAAGCGTGACAGATGAACTGAACGAATTCTAAAACAAGAAGCAGCCCTGCGGGGCTGTTTTGCGTTACCGAAAGGAGGTGTATGGTTTGGCGATACGCGGAAGAAAAACGAAACCAACGGCCCTCAAGGTACTCGAGGGCAATCCCGGTCATCGGCCGCTTAATAAGAAAGAACCCATGCCCAAGGGCAAACTGCCGCGCTGCCCGGAGTGGCTGGAAGACGACGCCAAAAAGGAATGGAAGCGGCTCGGAAAAGTCCTTGCCGAGATGGGGATGCTAACCGAAATCGACCGTGCCGCCTTTGCAGGTTATTGTCAGGCCTACGCCCGCTGGAAAGGCGCTGAGGAATTCATTACTCAGCACGGCGACATGGTACGGACGCCGAACGGCTACCTGCAGCAGGTGCCGCAGGTGTCCATTGCCCAGACGAACCTCAAGATCATGCTGAAGTTTTGCGAGCAGTTCGGCCTGACGCCGTCTGCCCGGAGCCGCATGATTGGGGAAGAAACGAGCGGCGAACGAGAAGTGGATGAAATGGAATTGATTCTAAGGGGGTGAGTGGTTTGGCGTTTGTATATAGGCCGTCAGCGTTCATGCTGCCGGATTCCCATTACGACAAAAACAAGGCCGACAGGGCGGTTGCTTTTATCGAAAATCTCTGTCATACAAAAGGAAAATGGGCCGGGCAGCCGTTCCTACTCCTGCCGTGGCAGGAACAGATTGTGCGTGATCTCTTCGGCATCGTCAAGGAAAACGGGAAGCGGCAGTTCCTGACGGCTTATATAGAGATTCCAAAGAAAAATGGAAAGTCGGAACTGGCGGCGGCCATTGCGCTCTACCTTTTGTATGCCGATAACGAGCCGAGTGCTGAAGTGTACGGTGCTGCCTGCGATCGGAACCAGGCATCTATTGTTTTTGACGTAGCTCGTCAGATGGTTGAAATGAGCCCCGCCCTGATGCGCCGCTCCAAAATCAGGACGGCAGGGAAGCGCATCATCAATTATCGTAATGCTGGCTTTTATCAGGTGTTGTCCGCGGAAACGGGTACCAAGCACGGCCTGAATGTGTCGGGCTTGGTCTTCGACGAAATCCACGCGCAGCCAAACCGTAAGCTTTACGATGTCTTGACGAAAGGTTCCGGCGATGCCCGAGAGCAGCCGCTCTTCTTTATTATCACAACGGCGGGCAATGATAAGAACTCTATCTGCTACGAACTGCACACGAAGGCGCTGGACTTGATGGCCGGGCGAAAGAGGGACTACACCTTTTACCCCGTTGTCTATGGCCTGGAAGGGGAAGCGGACTGGACAGATGAAGCCAACTGGTACAAAGCCAATCCCTCCCTTGGCCATACCATCCAAATCGACCGAGTTCGTGAAGCCTATCAAAACGCCATTGAAAACCCTGCTGAAGAAAACGTCTTCAAGCAGCTGAGACTCAACATCTGGACCTCGGCTAGCATTCGCTGGATTCCAGAGCACGTCTATGATAAAGGAAATCTCCCGATTGACTGCGATGCCCTGCGGGGACGGCTGTGTTACGGCGGACTTGACCTTTCCAGTACCTCAGACATTACGGCCTTGGTACTGGTCTTTCCACCGCGGTCCGAGGATGAAAAATATATTCTGCTGCCATTCTTCTGGCTGCCGGAAGACACATTAGAACTGCGCTGCCGGCGCGACCATGTGCTTTATGATGTCTGGCAGAAACAAGGCTTCATCCAGACGACCGAAGGAAACGTCATTCATTACGGTTTTATCGAGAAATTCATCGAGCACTTGGGCGAAACCTACAATATCCGGGAAATCGCCTATGACCGCTGGAATGCCACACAAATGGTGCAGAATCTCGAAGACATGGGCTTCACCATGGTACCCTTTGGCCAGGGCTTCAAAGATATGTCGCCTCCGTCGAAAGAAATGTTCAAACTGCTGATGGAAGGGAACATCGTCCATGGCGGCAACCCCGTTCTCAAATGGATGGCTGGAAACGTCGTCATGCGCCAAGATCCTGCCGGGAACATTAAGCCGGATAAAGAAAAATCCGTCGAAAAAATCGACGGGATTGTGGCATCCATCATGGCGCTGGACCGCTGCATCCGTAACGGAACAGGCAGCGGCAGCGTCTATGATGAACGAGGCGTTATTTCGTTTTAATAAATTTTCGGTTCTGCTTTCAAATTCTAGTAACTCCAAATGAGGTGCCAAATATCATCTAGTATTGTGTCTGGGGGAATGGACATGGTACGTCTTCTATTTGCTGGAAATTCCACACTACGAATTACTGTACCATTTGGTGCGTAGTCTATTATTGATAAAAGCGTAGCTGTTGGTGGAGTATGGGTAAAATACTCTCGTGCTATACCATGGCTGCCATCTGGCATTACCCGTTTAATCCAGATGATGGCAGCATTTGTATTTTTATAAACCGAAGCGTTATCGATATAGAATAAAGTGTTACTTGGGGTTGCTCTACCTACATAATACCAACTTGCTGCAAAAGCGGGGGAACTTAAGCAAACTATAACTAGTAAAGAAAGAAAAAATTTCTTCATTAAATCACGGCCTTTCAATTATGGAGTTTATTTCTAATGTATATGATAGATTTATTATAACATAAATTATGATTTTTTATCACAATTATATTACATAACGATTTACCTAATTGAAAGTATATTGCTCCTCAGTATCTGTGAGAAATTACAGGTGCTTTCTTTATGCCTGAAATCAGGAGGTAATTATGCATATTCCATTTCTCTCTCAGCTTTTCAAATCGCGGGATAAACCGCAGGACTATTATCTCGGTACGGATTTCCGCTATCTCTTTGGACCATCGACGAGTGGAAAGAACGTCAATGAGTTTACGGCCATGCAGACAACGGCGGTTTATGCCTGTGTTCGTATTTTGTCGGAGACCCTGGCAGCCCTGCCGCTGCAGCTTTACCGCTATACACCGGGCGGCAAAGAGCGAGTCTATGATCATCCGCTCTATCATCTCTTACACGATGAGCCGAATCCAGAGATGACGTCGTTCATCTTCCGTGAAACGCTGATGAGTCATCTCCTGATTTGGGGTAATGCCTATGCACAGATCATTCGTGATAAGCTGGGGCGTGTGCAGGGACTCTACCCGCTGCGGCCGGACAAGATGACTGTCTGCCGCGATGAGAATGGTCAGATTTACTATATCTACACCAAGACGACCGATGAGAATCCAGCCATCAAGCCCTATGGTCAGGTGCCGCTTCGAAAAGATGAAGTGCTGCACATTCCCGGTCTTGGCTTTGATGGATTGGTCGGTTATTCACCAATTGCCATGGCGCGGAATGCCGTAGGCATGACCATGGCTTGTGAAGAATACGGTGCCTCTTTTTTTGCAAACGGTGCCAGCCCCAGCGGTGTGTTAGAGCATCCTGGAGTTCTCAAGGACCCAGCGAAAGTAAGAGATTCTTGGAATGCCGTTTATCAGGGCAGCGCCAATGCACACAAAGTGGCCGTGTTAGAAGAAGGGATGAAGTACCAGCAGATCGGCATCCCGCCGGAAGAAGCACAGTTTTTGGAAACGCGAAAATTTCAGCTCAATGAAATCGCAAGGCTCTACCGCATCCCACCGCACATGATTGGCGACCTGGAGAAAAGCTCCTTCAACAACATCGAGCAGCAGTCCATGGAATTTGTAAAGTACACCCTGGACCCGTGGGTCATCCGCTGGGAACAAGCTATGCAGAAAGCCTTGTTCCTGCCAGAAGAAAAGAAGCAGTTTTTCCTCAAGTTCAATGTTAACGGCCTAATGCGCGGTGACTACGAGAGCCGCATGACGGGTTACAGCATAGGCCGGCAAAATGGCTGGCTGTCGGCGAATGACATCCGGGAAATGGAAGACATGAACCCTGTGCCCGATGAAGAAGGCGGCAATCTGTACCTTGTCAACGGCAGCATGACAAAACTCAAGGATGCCGGGGCTTTTGCCCAGAAGGGAGGAACGAATGAAACATAAATTTTGGAAGTGGGTGACAAATGAAGCACCGGATACCTTCGGCAGTGACCGAACACTTTATCTCGACGGCCAGATTTCCGACGAAACCTGGTGGGGTGATGAAGTGACACCGAAGGCATTCAAAGATGAACTGAATGCAGGAAGCGGCGATATCACGCTCTGGATTAACAGCCCAGGCGGAGACTGCTTTGCAGCCGCACAGATTTATAACCTGCTCATGGATTATCCGGGCAACGTCACCGTCAAGATCGACGGCCTGGCGGCATCGGCAGCTTCCGTCATCGCCATGGCAGGGACCAAGGTATGTATGTCGCCGGTGGCCATGCTGATGATCCACAATCCGGCGACCCTGGCTTATGGCGACCAGGCAGAAATGGAAAAGACCATCGGCATGTTGAGCGAGGTCAAGGAAAGCATCATCAATGCTTACGAAATCAAGAGCGGTTTGGCCCGCACAAAGATTTCTCACATGATGGATAACGAGACCTGGCTTAATGCCAAAAAGGCCGTGGAACTTGGCTTTGCTGATGAAATCCTTTTCGATCAGAAGAAGGACGATGGGGAGCAACCAGAAGCCATGATTTATACTCCTGTCACTGTCACCAATTCGTTAGTACAAAAACTAAAACCTCATGAACCTATTCATAAAGTGCCAGCCGCTTCCTTAGAAAAACGGCTGGCATTGCTTATTCATTAAGGAGGACAACAATGGATACGATTTTAGCACTGCGCGAAAAGCGCAAAAATCTCTGGGATGCAGCAAAATCCTTCCTGGATACTGTTCGCGATGAAAACGGCATGGTCTCCGCAGAAGACGCAGCCCGCTACGATAAGATGGAAGCGGATGTCGTGAACCTTGGTAAAGAAATCGACCGCCTGGAACGCCAGCAACAGCTCGATGCACAACTTGCCCAGCCGACAACGACACCGATTACCGAATTTCCGGGAGCAGGTAATAAAACGCCTGAAAAGACTGGCCGTGCATCCGATGCTTACCGTAAAGCTTTCTGGGACAGTATCCGCCATAAGAACTTCATCGATGTACAGAACTCCCTGAGCGTAGGCACCGATGCCGATGGCGGTTATCTGGTACCGGATGAATTTGAACATCAGCTCATCGACAAACTGCAGGAAGAGAACTTCTTCCGCAGCCTGGCGACGGTTATTCATACCAGCGGCGACCGCAAGATCCCTATCGTAACGGGTCATGGGGAAGCGGCCTGGATGGAAGAAAATGGACTCTATCCGGATAGCCAGGATACGTTTGGCCTGCAGTCCATCGGAGCCTATAAACTGGGCACGGCCATTCGCGTTTCGGAAGAACTGCTGAACGACAGCGTTTTCAATCTTGAAAGCTACATTGCTGGTGAATTTGCCCGCCGTATTGGTACGAAGGAAGAAGAAGCCTTTCTGATTGGCGATGGTAAGAACAAGCCGACTGGCATCTTTCCGTCTGCTGAAGTTGGGGTTACGGTCACCACAGTTTCCATCACCTTTGACGACGTTATCGACCTCTATCATTCTCTGCGTATCCCGTATCGCCGCAAGGCCGTCTGGCTCTTGAACGATGCGACCATTAAGGCCCTGCGTAAAGTGAAGGACAACAACGGCAACTATATCTGGCAGCCGTCTGTCACCGCAGGCACGCCGGATACCATTTTGAACCGACCTTGTTACTGCACGTCCTTTGCACCGGAACTGGCAGCAGGTAACCGTCCGGTGCTCTTTGGTGATTTCAGCTATTACTGGATTGCGGACCGTGAATCCCGCTCCTTTAAGCGACTCAATGAATTGTATGCAGCGAACGGCCAGATCGGCTTCCTTGCCAGCCAGCGCGTCGACGGCATGCTGATGCTCAAGGAAGCGGTCAAGGCCCTGGAGATGAAAGCGAAGGGATAAGCCATGATTGTGACACTGGAAGAAGCCAGAGAATACCTGCGGATTGACGAAGATGATACTTCGAATGATGAGGTCATCCAATCTTCCCTGGAAACAGCCCAGGCGCTGTGCCTGGATATATCCCGCTGCGATGAAGCCGATGCCGAAGAGAATCCCGTGGTTTTCCACGAAGCCATTCTCTACGCAGCGGCCTTTCTTTATGAACACCGGGAGGAAGCGGATTATGCAGGCCTTTTAAAGCGCCTGCGCTGGCTTCTTTTCGGGGTACGCCGCAGCGCATTTTAAGGAGGTGTGCCATGAAGACGGGGCTTTTGAATAAGCGCATCGAAATCCTGAGCAAGAAAGCCGTGACCGATGAATACGGCTTTGATACACAGACCGATGCTGTCATCTGTCGCTGTTGGGCGTCTATTAAGCCGGCACGAGGTAAAGTGTTCTACGAACTAGAGCGTAAGGCCGATACCGAGTACACCTTGATTACCATCCGCTGGCGTCCGCAGATCACCCATGATATGAAAGTAAAGTACCAGGACCACCTCTACGACATCGACACCATCGTCGACCCGTACATGCGCCATGAGGCGCTGGAGCTGTACTGTACAGAAGAAATAAGGGGGACGGATACATGAGTAAAGGCGATTTTGACATGACCGGATTGGACGAGCTGTCTTCTAAGTTGATGACTGCCGTCGATGATTTCCCGGGGACTGCCGAAAAAGGCCTGATAACTATCGGCAATAAACTCAAGAAGGCGTGCGTAAAAAACACGCCGGAAGGCAGTACGGGTAAGCTGAAGAAGGGCTGGAAGCATAAAGTAGAAGGCTATAACGGGTCCGAGCTGGTCTATGAGTTGCGCAATACGCATCCGGTTCATCACCTGCTGAACAACGGCCATGTAAAGAAAACGCCTGGTGGCAGGACGGTGGGTTATTACGAAGGGCAGTACTATACAGAGAAATCCGTCAAACAATTTGAAGCGAGTGACTTGCAGCCGGGACTGGAGAAACTCACGAAGAAACTCCTCAAGAAAGCAGGCGGCACATGATTCATGATATCGATATCCTGCAGGCTGCACAAAAAGCGCTGCGAGAAAAATTTCCTTATCCCGTCTATTTGCAGGAAGTGAAAGAAGGCTTTACGCCGCCGGCCTTCTTCCTGAAAACGATGACGGTGGCGACGCCACAAAAAGAAAACGAGGTCTACCGGGATACGGACCTCTACATTACGTATCTACCGAAGAAACAGGAAAAAAGCACGGCCATCTATGCCGTGCTTTTTGCTGTGGAGGATTTGTTCTGGAATGGACTAAATGTCGGCGACCGCTATCTTCCTGTCGTTTCTATCACTGAGGAACTGATGGGGACGGACAATGATGGCGGGCGTCTGACGATGACTTTCCAGTACTATGACGCCCAAGAAAAAGTGGAAACGGCAGAAATCATGAAGGTATTGCATCAACGGTACCAGGGAAAGGAGACGTAACTAATGAAAATGCCATCTATCAATGTCGTGTTCAAAGAAAAAGGTATCAGCGCCATCGCACGCAGTGCCCGCGGCATTGTCTTGTTGATTTTGAAGGAAGAGACGCTGCCGTCCCAGACGGAAGTGAATCTCTATACGGCTGATGACATTCCGAAAGAACTCTCGGACAGCAACCGTGAGCAGCTGGAGCTGACTCTTCGCGGCTACGTAAACAGTCCGAAGAAAGTCATTGCCGAGATTATCAGTAAGGACGCAGATGATTATACTGACATTTTAAAAACCATCGAAAACAAGCGCTTCGATTATCTGGTTATTCCGGATATCGAAGAAAACCACATCGACACGATTGCGACCTGGATTAAGGGGATGCGGACAAATAAGAACAAGCGTATCAAGGCCATCTTGCCGGACTGCACAGCCGATACGGAAGGCGTCATTAACTTCGTCAATAAAGTCATCCGCACGCGCACGAAGACGTACACGACAGCTCAGTACTGCGGCCGCATCGCAGGCGTTATCGCAGGAACGCCGATGACCATTGCTTGCACTTATGCGCCGCTGCCGGAGGTTATTGGCTGTGATGTCTGGACGCAGGAAGAAATGGATACCATGACTAATGCAGGGAAGCTGTTCTTCTTCTTTGATGGGGAAAAGGTCAAGCTGGGTCGCGGCATTAACTCCCTGGTTACAACCGTCCAGGGCAAAGGCGTATCGTTCCAGAAAATCAAGCTCGTTGATTTGATGGACATGATGTACGACGATATCCGCACGACGGCACAGGACCATTACCTTGGCAAATATTCAAACAGCTATGCCAATCGCTGCTTGTTGGTGACGGCAGTTCAGGGGTACCTCGATCAGCTGGCCCAGGAAGGCTTGCTGGAAGAAGGGCAGAATACCGCTTACATCGATGTGGAAGCGACAAAAACTTGGCTGGAATCGAATGGCAAATATACGAAAGAAGAGCTGGCGGATATGTCAGACATGGAAATCAAGCTGGCCAACATCGGCAGCAATGTCTTTCTTTCTGTAGACGCCTCGCTTCTGGATGCCATGGAAGATGTTACGATTGGCGTCAATATCTAAGGGAGGTGAAGCACAATGAACAGCATGGAAGCCAAACGAGTGATGAACGGCAAGTATGCCGACCTCTATATCGACGGTGATTTGATGGCCGAAGCGACGGCCTTTAAAGCTGAGGTCACGTTAACCAAAGAAGAAGTGAAGATGCTTCGCCATGTGGGCAAGGGCTATAAGGTTACGGGTTATGACTGCAAAGGGCAGTTGAAGCTCCATAAAGTCTCGAGCTACATGATTAAGAAGATGAACGATAATATCAAGGCGGGCAAGCAGACCGTCGTGACCATTGTTTCCGTCCTTGATGATAAAGATGCCATCGGCAGTGAACGTATCGTCATCAAGGATGCCACCTTCGATAGCCTTATCCTGGCGGATTGGGAAGTCGATAAGATGGGCGAAGAAAGCTATAGCTTCACCTTCTCGGACTGGGATTTTTTAGATTTAGCATAAGGAGAACACGCACATGAATATGGTAGACAAACTGCTGAAGGCAGACATCGCCAACAAGCTGGCAAATAAGCCGACGAAAAAAGTAAAGATGGAACGCTTGAGTAAGCTTCTGGGCTTTGATTTCATAGTGACGCTGCAGGCCATCGACCCGGAACGCTACGCCGATATCCAGAAGATGGCCGTCGATTTCACAAACGGCAGCGCGGAGAACATCGACCTCTACAAGATGCAGACCCAGACGCTTCTTGCGGGTATCGCCGACCCGGACCTCAAGAATAAAGACCTCCTGGAAAAATTCGGTGCCGCTATCCCGGCTGATATCATCCGGAAACTCTTTCTGTCCGGTGAAATCGCCGATCTCACAGCACAGATTACAGAACTCAACGGCTATACGACACAGGACAAGGTGGATCAAGCCGTAAAAAACTAATCCGGACCGATGGCGAGGTGCAGGCGATGTATCTCCTTTTCCGGGACCATCACCTGCTACCGTCAGCGGTCATGCAATGTGGCTACGGAGAACGGCAGGTGCTCTACGCTTTTGTTCGTTATGAAATGGAAGAAAAAAATAAGGATTCTAACGATTAATCGTTAGAATCCTAAAACTTACTTTGTGACTATGGTGGGAGAAAAGATTAAAAATCTGCTGGGACGTAAGGGCCTTCATAACTTTCGAAGCAGATGATTTCTGCAATCTTTCCCTTCTTTTCTTTTACTTCCATATTAATGAAGTGCGAGCTATTTCCGTCACCAAAATGATTTTTATAATAGTAGTTTGTGTATCCATTGCTATTATATGAATGCGATGGAGTACCATATAAATCATACATTACTTGAATTTTTTGCCCAACGGCTAAACCGGCAGGAGTTCCTAAACCATTATTTGCAGATGTGGTTACATAATTGACTAAGCCATTAGGCCGGATTGTCATATTAAAACCATGCCCCCAGTAAGCAATAGAATGGTTGTTACGTGCACTCTGCGTTTTATCAGGTGCGCCGTAGATGTTTTCTACATAATCTAATGAACTCCCCGGTGTGATACCACCGATTGCCATTTCCGAAGAAGACATAGCCAAAGCACTTCCTGATACGGCAGCACATAAGAATACGGTTGATAATAATTTTGCGAGTTTTTTCATAAAACACCCTCCATCCGTAATGCTATAAATAAAAGGTATCCTAAATTACTTTAAGTATAGACTTTTTTACAAATATAAGCAAATTGAGAAAGGAAGGTGAAGCAGCATGGCCAATAATGTCATCGATGCGGCGATTCGGTTGCGGGATTTATTTACGCCAACCGTGAAGAGTGTTAATGCCAGCCTGGGTTCTATGAAGACTCAGATGGCGGCAGCCAAGCAATCGATCAGCGGCTTTTCGGATAAGCTGACAGAACATGAACGTATCCAGAAGCGGACGGCCAAGAGCATCGAGCAGACAGGCAGCAAGATTTCCGGGCTGTCGGATAAGATGGCCTTGCTGTCGGCACCTATTTTGGCAGCGGCGACGGCAGGCTTCAAGCTTCACAGCGATTTTGCCAATGGTGTGGCTAAGATTTCGACTCTTGTCGATACAACGGTCGTTTCCATGCAGAAGATCAGTGATGAAATTCGTGCCGTCAGTGATGAGACGGGTGCGGGTGTGGCGGACCTTTCGGAATCGGTCTATCAGGCAATTTCTGCAGGTGTCGATGCAGCTCATGCGGTAGGCTTCGTTAAGGACATGACGATTGCTGCCAAGGCTGGCTTCACCGATACGACGACAGCCGTTAACGGGGTTACGACAGTTCTCAATGCCTATGGGAAATCAGCAGAAGAAGCCTCGGCCATTACGGACCAGATGCTCCTTGCCCAGAACTTCGGCAAGACCTCCTTTGGTGAGATGGCCGAAGCTATGGGTAACGTCATCCCCATTGCGGCCCAGCTTAATGTCAGTACGCAGGAACTCTTTGGTTCCATCGCCGTCCTCACGAAAAATGGTATCCGCACCAGTGAAGCTATCACGGGACTCAAGGCGGCTTACAGCAATATTCTGAAACCCTCAGCAGAAGCGGCGAAATTGTCGCAGTCCTTGGGCATCGAGTTTAACGCTGCACATCTCAAGAGTGTGGGCTGGGTCAAATTTCTCGATGAAGTGAAGCGGGCGACCGGTGGCGATGCGCAGCAGATGGCACAACTCTTCGGCTCCGTCGAAGCCTTGAATAGCGTCTTAGTCCTGACCGGGAAAGGCGCTGGAGATTTCGATAAGGTCATGGACCAGATGGCGAAATCTGCCGGCATGACGCGGGAAGCTTATGAAAAGATGCTGACGCCGTCCGAGCAGATGCAGCTCGCCATGAATCAGCTCAAAAATGCCGGCATGGATTTGGCCGTAGCCTTTACGCCGTACTTTAAGGCCATGTCGATGCGTGTAAAAGAGCTGGCTGCCTGGTTCCGCGCCTTGACCCCCGAACAGAAAGCACTCATTGGCCAGGTGGCTTTTGGCATTGTGACCTTCCAGCTCTTCGGTTCGACCCTGGGCCGGATTCTGACGGTCGGTGGCAGGGCCTTTGGCACTTTTAATTCTATCGCAACGGGCATCAGCAAAGCCGGCAGCGTATCGAAGTACCTCTCGACCCAGTTTAAGGGACTCATTCCGGTCTGCCGGGGCATTGCTATCGTGGCCAAGGGCATGGGAAGTACTTTTCTGACGGCAGGCCGCATGATGATCACCATCATCCGTGCCGTGGGGGCTGCAGCCATGGCCAATCCTATCATTATCATCATTGCCGCGATTATTGCCGCCTTGTATCTCTTATGGAGTAACTGGGATACGGTGTCGCAGTACATCGAACAAGCTATCCAGGCTGTGTCGGAAGCCGTCGATGCCGGGATGAACTGGATCAGCTCGGCCTGGGACAGCGCCATGAACGCCATCAGCCAAACGGCCTCGAATATCTGGGAAGGCATCAAGAATACCTTCCGAAGCGGTGTGAACTGGGTCATTGACCAAATGAATGGTCTCATTTCTAGCATCAATGGCCTTTCCATCGACATTCCCTCTATCACCGGGGGAGCACCGACGCATGTGGGCTTTAACATTCCAAGCCTCAGCCATTTTGAAAGAGGCGTCGAAAACTTCCGCGGTGGTTTTGCTGTCATCAACGAAAACCAGCGTGGTGAGTTAGTCCATCTGCCAAATGGCAGTACGGTTGTACCGCATGATGAAAGTATCCGCCAGGCCATGAATGCTGGCAGTGGCGGTATCACGATTCGCATCGATACCATGAATGTTCGCAGCGAGCAGGATATTGATGTCGTGGCTGAAAAGCTCGTCGAAAAAATGAGACTGTATGGCATGAACCGCATGAAAGGAGCAACGATGTAATGAGTTCCTTCTTAGAATCCATCTTGAACGCCATCGGCCTGACTGCATCTTCCATCACCATTTCCCTCTCTTCTGAAACGGCAACGGTAGTGTTTCCCATCCTGCCTTCGGAACTGATGGTTGCGGTCAATACGAATCACGGCACCGTGAATATCAACAACTTCGGTGATTACCTGATGAAAGGGAAGACGGGCCTTAAGACACTGACCCTTTCCGGCTTTTTCCCGGCCCAGGATTATCCTTTTGCCATGATGGGTCTCGCGCCTTATACATACGTTGCCCAACTGGAAACGATGCGTACTGGCGACAGCGTCTGTCAGCTGACAGTGTCAGATACGCCGCTTTCCATGCCTTGCCTGATTTCATCCTTCAAGTTTGGCGAAAAAGACGGAAGCGGCGATGTCTACTATGAGTTGGGGCTAACAGAGTACCGCTACGTCACAGCACCGGAGACAGGAAAGACGGATGCTACGACAGGTCTGAAGAAGCGGCCGGAACCGTTCTGGTCGAAGATGAAGAAAAACATCACTTATTATCCCGGTGACAGCATCGGCAACGTCATCGGCCGGGCTGTGGGCAAATCAGTGACACTCAATAATGAGCAGTTCTCGAAGTTTCAGATTTATCGCAGCATCGTCCGTAATGGCGGCCTGTCGACCGGGGATATTATCCGCCTGACGACGATGAACCTCAAAAGGAATGATGAAAATGTTCCAGTTACAAAAAATCAATAAGCAAACCAATACCGATGCCGCTCAGACGGATGAACAGAAAAAAACGGAGAATACAGATCTTACAGGCTGGCTGATTTCTGCGACCTGGTCCGGGGACGTTGAGCAGGCCGGCCGCAAGCTGGAATTCGACCTGGCCTATACGACGCGGGACAAAGCCTGGCAGAATCCAGAACTGGAGTTGGGAGATGAAGTGCTGCTTTCCAGTATCGACGATACCTCGCAGCAGACCTTTCACCTGTTCCAGGGACGCATTTTTGGCCGTAGCCGGGAAAGCGGCACTTCTTTGATGCACTTCACGGCTTTTGACAATATCGTCTATCTGGCCAAGTCACGCATTACCAAGAAGTACACGAATGTCACGGTGGCCGATGCCATCCGCCAGACCATCAATGATTTCTCCATTCCTGCCGGGACCATCCCGGATTTGTCCGTTATCTGTAATTTCATCGCCGATGATATCTCGGCTACGGAAGCCATCAAGCAGGCATTATCCTATCAGTCCGCCCAAGACCAGAAGGGCTACCACATCTACATGACCGAAGGGAAACTTAACGTGGTCTGTATGAATGACCAGATGGTGGAGGACTTCCTGATCAGTGATGTGACGAATCTGACGGGCGCTTCTGTGTCTGAATCGGTCGAAGACATGGTTTCTAAAGTCATCGTCGTCGACAGTGCCGGACAGACGAAAGGGGAGTTGCCCAATCAGACGGACATCGACCGCTTCGGTCTTATCCAGGCTATTTGCAAAGCGGACCCGAAGCAAGACGATGCCTCGCAGGCGCGGGCCATGCTAAAGACCGTCGCCCATGACATGTCCATCCGGGCCATCGGTCATATCCAGTGCATCGCCGGCTTTTCTGTCTCGGTTCAGGAAGAACAGCTCAAAGGCCAGTTCTTTATCAAGTCAGACAGCCATAAGATTGAAGGCAACAAACACCTGATGGAGCTGCACCTGGTCTTCCATAAGCTACTGGATGAACAGAAACAGGAACTGGATAGTGCATCGTACAATGCCAATCCGGACTATGTGCCGCCAGCGGAAACGAAATCGACATCTTCTGTTTCTACAGGTGGCGCTATCGCCGGCAGCAGTGTGGTCGATGAATGCATGGCAAATTTCGATGGTACCGTTTCGCCCTATGGCTCGGAAGGTTGTGTGGACCGGGCGACTATTGCCGCTGCCGGCTATTCACCTTTTGCAGCTCAGGAATATAACAAGGGCGTCAAAGGCTGCGACCAGCTTTTGGCTGATGCAGAAGAGAAAAGGCTGGCTATTCCTTATGATCCATCGCAGCTTGAAAAGGGCGACATCATCATGTACAACCGCTACAGTAAGCCGGACCCGAACTGGCATGTCGTGGTCTACGATGGCAGCGGCGGTTGCTGGGGCAACAGCTCCAATGTCTATGGCTGCTTCCATCATTATGAAGGCAGTATCGACATGGGTGGCGATTATTATCCGGCAACGATTATCAAGACTTCAAGGGGGTGAGCGTGTGCAGAAAAATCCATATATTAGCCTGCTAAATTTGATGGAGCAGGTGAGCCGCAGCAGCAACAGTCCGGATATCCAAATCGGACAGATTCTGTCCTCGCCGCCAGATATCAAGGTCCGTTATAACGGCATCATTTTAACCAAAGAGGAACTGTGGATTTCCCACTATCTCCTAGCAGGTTATGGTCGTACAGCCAAAGGCCATCTGGTGTCAGCCACTCAGAACCGTGCCGGCGGCAGCGGGGATGCGGCTTACCAGTCCCATAACCATGACATCGATAATGACTATACCGATTCCGTCATCTACACGGATACCCTGAAACCAGGCATGTACGTGGCCATCATGCCCATGCTCATCAATGGCCGGATTCAGCAGTACATTATTTTAGACGAGATTGTGAGGATTGATGGCCATGGCTAATCCTTTTGTAGCAATGAGCAATGCTCAGGCAGCGAATTCCAATGAATCGCTGCCTCTTTTCGTAGAATACGGCTATGACTTTGAAAAGCAGTGTTTCCGTTATGACGAAAAAGGCCAGAACCTGATGGTGACAGAAAATGAAGCCCTCAAGGTCTGGATCTATAAAGCGATTCTCACCGAACAGTATCGCTACTTAGCGTATGATGACAGCTACGGCATTACTATCGAGCCGTATCAGGGCAGGGCGCCGAATAGCCGTTATACGGCGGACCAGATTTTACAAAACATCCGCGAAGGGCTGCTGATTAATCCGTATATTGCCCGCATTAACCATATCGATGTGGAGAAGCGGGAATACGATGACCTTATCATCACGGTCGATGTGACGAGTATCTATAGCGAAGAATCGCTGACTGTGACGGCAGGAAGGAGCGAGGCATGAGTAATTTATTTGATGCACAGACAAAAGATGTGATTGAAAGCCGTATGGCACAGACCCTGCACACTATTACAGAGAAAGAGCAGAGTACTATTGAAGGCACCTTTGCCCGCGACCTGATTGACGCCAATGCCGTAGAATTTGAAAGTAACTATGCCGAGATGGCCATGCTTCGAGATGCCGCTTTTGCCGAAACGTCCTGGGGAGATTATCTGACCTTGCGGGCCGCAGAATTTGGCGTCGATCGCAAAAAGGCCGTCAAGGCGAAAGGCGAAGTGACCGTGACGGGCATGGCCGGCGCGTACATTATCCGCAGCAGCCTCTTTCAGACGAAGGACGGCCAGCGCTTTTACACCATGGAGTCTGCTACGATTCCTGCGGATGCCACAGAAATCACCATTCCTGTGGAAGCGGCCGATGCTGGCACGGTGGGCAATGTGGCCGAAGGAACGATTACTGAAATTCCCTATTCCATCCCTAATGTATCAGCCGTCGTCAATCGTAAAAAATGTACCGATGGGGCGGATGAAGAAACGGATGCGGCACTTCTTGCCCGGCTGCTTTTCCGGGTGCGCCAGCCCATCACCTCGGGCAATGCCAATCACTACCGTGACTGGGCCATGTCTGTTGATGGTGTAGGGAACTGCAAAGTTATCCCGCTCTGGCAAGGCAATGGCACGGTGAAGGTAATCATCGTCACGGCAGAAAATGAGTCGGCTTCCCAAGAATTAATCCAAGAAGTCTACGACTACATTGAAAGCCAGCGGCCCATTGGAGCAACCGTGACTGTCGTTTCGCCGGCGCCACTTTCCATTGATCTTACGGCAGACGTCTACGGTACAGCCAATCCTGATGCCGTGAAGACAGCCATGACAGCCTATCTCAAGCAGACGGGTTTCACTTTGTCTTATGTCAGCCTGGCCCAGATGGGAAAGCTTCTTCTTTCCATCAGCGGTATTACGGATTATAAGGATTTGAAGCTTAACGGCAAATCAGCCAATGTGGAACTGACAAACGAGCAGATTCCCGTGGCGGGAAAGGTGGTGCTAAACCTTGTCAGCCAATAACTGGATGCGGCAGAGCCGGATGGATATCCTGAAGTATTTGCCGCATTTCTTATCCAGGGACCCGATGTTTCGCCGCACGGCGGAAACCTACAATGAGGAGCATGACCGTATTCGCCTTGCCCTGCAGGATCTGGCAAATAATTTTTTCGTCAGTACGGCCACTTGGGCACTGCCGCTCTTCGAATCCTTCCTCGGCATCCGGACGAGCGATGGTGAAACTGATGAATTCCGCCGCCAGCGCATCCTCTTTAAGCTGCAGCACACGGATGTCTCGACGAAAGCCTTCATGGAGTCCATCGTCAATCTCTACAGTGTGGGCCATATCGAAGAGGTCAATGAGGAATACTACTTCAAGGTCTACTGCATCATGAATGACAAAGATACGGCGACCTTACAGAAACTCATCACGCAGCTCAATATCTATAAACCGGCTCATCTGGGCTATGCCATTTATCTTGGCTATTCCTGGAATGGCAAGATTTACTGGAACGGGGAAGCCACCTTCTCGACGGCGACCATCGTATCCGGGAAAGGAGTGACGACAAATGGATGAATACAATAAAGCGAAATGGTCTGCTGACTTTCCGGATCGTGCCGGCCAGGAAGTACGGCCGACCGAGGCCGTAGAAAACGGGCTCGATTACGATGTGTGCTTTCCGCAGTATCTGGCCGAAGACCCAGTTGTCTTTAACCAGCAGAATCGGACAGTCTCGCAGCTCGTCAGTAACGACGCCCGCCTGTATGAACGCATCTCGGCAACGGCGGCAGATATTAATGCGCACATGACCGATGCCAAGGCGCACGCTAATGGCATCAGTGGTAATGCCGCCAGTGCGACGAAACTGCAGACAGGGCGCAAGATTCACCGAGTGCTCTTTGACGGTACCCGGGACATTACCTTACCAGACTTTACAGGCTGCGGCGAAAAGACAGCGGGTCAGAGTGGTGTTGTACCGGCACCAGCGGTGGGCAAGATGAATACCGTCCTGCACAGCAACGGTACCTGGGGTAAGGTCACCTATGCCGATATGGATGAAGAAGCAGTGGCTAAAATCCAGGCTTGCCCCTTTCCCACAGGCTCGGTCTATATTTCCGTAGACGGTAAGAATCCTGCGACCTATTGGCCAGGGACCACCTGGGTAGCTTTTGCCATGGGCCGCTGTTTGATTGGGGCAGGGGCTGCAGATAGCGGTACCTTGTATAAAGCCGGCGATAAGCTGGGCGAAGAAAAACATGCGAACACCCTGGCAGAGATTCCTATCCATAATCATACAGGAAGAACGGGAGACGCCGGTAGCCATAATCATGACCGAGGTAATATGAACATCACCGGCGCTTTCTGGGGCCGAGATGTGCAGAGTGGGTACAACGGCAACGGTGCTTTTTTCATCAGTGGTCGAGGCAACTGGAATGATGAAGGCGGCAGCTATCATAATGATTATCCCTCGGTCATGTCTTTTGAAGCGGCCCGCTCCTGGTCTGGCAGAACTTCGGTAGACGGCAATCATGCTCACAGCTTTACGACAGACAACACCGGAGGTGGTGTGGCACACAACAACATGCAGCCGTCGCTGGTGGTCTACATGTTCCAGCGTACCGGTTAGGAGGTGAGAATTATGATGGAATGGATGCAAGTCGCAGGCTCTCTGGTCTCTGTCCTGATGCTCTGCGGTATCATCTTTAATTTCAGCGTCATCAAGCCGCTGAATGAGTCGGTGCGGGGCCTTCGGGACTGCATCGTTGAATTGCGCCGGCAGCTGACAGATACCGAAGCGAAGCGGCAGAAAATGGCCGAGCGGCTGTCCCGTGTCGAAGAATCGGCAGAACATGCTCATCACCGCCTGGATGTGATGGAGCAGCGCCAACATGAACAGGGGTGAGGGAGATGAGCTTTTTTGTAGTAAAGAACCGGATTCATCTGACGCGGGGCGATTCCGCGGAATTCGATCTGACTATCCGAGAACGGGTGACGGGCAGTGTCTTTATCCTGGACGATGGCGACCGGTTGACATTTACGCTGAAACGCTTCATTACGGATAAGGAACCCGTTCTTACAAAAACACTGGGACAAGGCATCCGGCAGGAGCAAAAACGCTACGTACTGCAGTTTTTGCCGGAAGATACACAGCTGCTGGCCTGTGGCCGTTACGTCTATGAGATGAAACTTATGCGGAAGAACGGTTATACCGATACCATCATCCCGGTCAGAGACTTTTTCCTAGAGAGGAGCGTGATGGGGCATGGCACATGAACGGAATACTCTGGTCGGTATCCTTTCTATGCCGCAGGTACCCTCTTCTGCCTTTCAGGAAAAATGTATCATTCCAGAAGCTCAGGAGCAGGTCATCACAGCAGATGTCGGGTATACCGCCCTTTCCAAAGTGACGGTAGCTGCCATTCCGTCGAATTATGGCAGAATCAGTTTCAACGGTTATGAGTTAAAAGTCGAGTAAAGGAGCAATCATTATGGCGAAGAACGTAAAAATTAATTCTGTTATCTATGCAGAAGTACCGCAGGTTTCAATTCCTTTGGCAGAAGGGGAAGGCGCCGCTGTCTTTTATGATACGTCTGGCGCTACTGCTGCTTCCAGCGATATCCTGAGCGGCAAGTCGGCCTTTCTTGGAAATGGGGCTGTTACCGGGACGATGAGCAACAATGGCGCGGTCAGCGGCAGCATCGCAAAGGCCGATGGTGCCTATACCATTCCGGCGGGCTTCCATAATGGTAGCGGTTCTGTGCGTATTAGCAAAGAGGAACAGGCCAAGCTCGTCAGCGGCAACATCAAGTCCGGTGTGACGGTACTTGGCATCAGTGGCAAGTCCAGCGTGGTCGATACCAGTGATGCTACCGCTGCTGCCGGGACGATTGTCAGCGGTAAGACAGCCTATATCAACGGCACCAAGGTGACAGGCAGCCTGACGACCGTTTCCGTTTCCCAAGACAGCCTGACGAAAGTCCTGACGGTCGTGTAGGGAGGAAGAGATATGAAAGTAGATGTGAAGATTGCCGGGGCCAGTTACAGTGAAGTGCCGGCCGTCCTGATTCCTTTGAAAAGTGGCGGCAAGGCTCGTTTCTGCGAAGTGTCTGATACGACAGCAAAAGCGGCTGATGTGGCCAAAGGCAAGACCTTCTATGACGCAGATGGAAATTATACAGCAGGGACGAATACGGGAAGCGGCGGCACCAGCACTGTCACTGCCACACCTTATAAGGTGACCATCCAGCAGGTTCCGCACCAGACCATTTCTGCTTCTTTTACACCGAAAGTAGCGGGAACGATAGATACTTTGGCAAGATCCGGAAGCGAAACGCTGGAATTGGAATCTGAAGCCACTCTTGATATTTCATATGCTTTCAAAACGAAGATAACACCCGACGCGGGATGGGCTGGCGGCAAGGTTAGTGTATCGGGGAAATTGGAAGATGGCCTGATTTGTGGTGACGTTACCATTACGGCTTCTGAGGCAGTTCAAATCCCGACCGACATCACGGTCCCGGAAGGGTATACCACCGTTTACTTAGGGCAAAACAAGCTCTATCAGGATCAGGGCTTGACAGTAGAACTGGGTTCAAAGGACCAAATTGAAGCCAACAGCAGAATTTACGTCATGGACGTTACCCGTAATTCGTATTCACTCCTTTATCTGTTTTGTCCATCAAAAGGCAATAATGCAGGGACCGGCTTTGATGAAAAATGTGTCGATTTGAGCGGTATCTCTAAAAGCCTCATCACAAGCCTGGGATCGCTGTTCCTAGGTAACAGCAATCTGGAATCGGCGGATATGAGTGGTTTTGGGGACATTGATGCTATCTACAGTTTATTTGCATACTGCACGAGCCTTAAATGCGTCTATTTCGATACGCTGAGGAATGTCGGCAGTACGACCATCAATACGTACCATACCTTTTCTACCTGTACCGCATTGGAATACCTCATTTTGGATAATGAAAACGTTGATTTTGTTGTCGAGAGTGGAACAAATTATGAGCGGGGTATTCCATCTCAAACGAAAGTCCTTGTACCTAAGGCGGCACTGGAAGCCTATAAGGCAGACAGCCATTGGAAGTCCGTGGCCGACCGCATCCTGCCGATGGAAGACTTCGACATCGTTCGTAAAGATGGCACCGTAAGCGTCACCCCGAAGGGAGCGTGAGTTTTTGCTTATCGATAAAATTAATATTCCTGATTGTTTGGTCATTATCGGACTGGTTACATCCCTGATCATGGCCATTTTTTATAACCTCAACGAGTTAGCCATGTCCATCGCCTCTGGCTTACTCGGCTACATTGGCGGTACAGTAAAGTCCGCCGTTCATCAGAAAGGAGAAGAAAAACAATGAAAGTATTCCTGAATCCCGGCCATGCGCCAAATGGCAATCCTGATCCCGGTGCCGTAAATGATGAAACAGGGCTGCGCGAATGTGACGTCGCCTTGGCGGTCGGTCAATCTGCGGCAAGCTATCTGAATGCTGCCGGTGTGGAAACGGAGCTGCTTCAGTCTGACAGCCTGTACGATATTTGTGAAGCGGCGAATAACAGTGACGCCAATATTTTCGTCTCTATCCATTGCAATGCAGCAGCTGCGGAAGCGGCAAATGGCACAGAAACATGGGCTTATGCTGGCAGTTATCGCGGCAGCATGTTGGCCAACTGCATCCAGAGTCAGCTCGTTGATGCCCTGGATACGACGGACCGTGGTGTGAAAATTGCTACTCCTGGCGTCAACGGACTCTATGTCCTGACCAATACAGCGATGCCAGCCGTCCTCGTCGAATTGGCTTTCATCACCAATCCGGACGATGAAGAACTCCTGGCGAATGCTCAAGACGCCATGGCCAGAGCTGTAGCTCGTGGTATTACTGATTATGAACAAACCCTTGAAGGAGGCAATTAACATGAACCGTGATGAAATCAAGAAAGCCGTAGCCGATACGGTCGTATCCTTTGCTAAAGAAGAAGCCGATGCTGCCATCAAAGCCATCGACTTCGATGACCTGCAGCAGCTCATCGAAGCGCAGATGAAGAATCTCACTGATTCGCTGGAAGCCGAAATCCAGACCACAACAAGCTGGTGGGTCAAAATCCGCAACCGCTTCTACATCACCTTGATGCAGCAGGCAATCAAAACCATCGTAGCAGACGTAAAACAGAAGATTGCATAAGAAAAAGCCGGTATGGGAATATCCTATACCGGCTTTTTAATGTTATCTGTATTTGTAATACCCTACGCCATTTAGCTGATTAGCAGTACTTTGAAAAACGGGATGTGGAGCGCTTTCTTTTAGAATTGCTTCAGCTGCTGAATCTTTGTACATTTGTTCTGACCAAAAATCTCCTTCTGCATTAAAAAGCTGCTGATGAGTTTGAGTATCGAAGACCTTGAAGCTTTTCATTATGACACAGAAGGCTCCTTTTGCAGCAACCGTATAGCTACATACAATTGTACCTGCAGTAATACCAGATCCCATTGTGTTTCCCTTGATACTTAATGGAACAATTTTTACCTGGAACCGGAAGCTATGGTTATTATATTCATGCTGATTATCGCCCGTATCTGTTGAATGATCATGCTTATAATAAACATCATATGGTAGCTGACCTTCTGGATCATTCATAGAAGTATTTCCTCTAAATGTTGTCAAGTGATTGACTAAATACATATCGACATTATGTGAAATCGGTGGTCTCCACAATAAACCAAAGCGTCCGGCATAAATCCAGTCGTCATCTGCGGCAAAAGCTGATGATGAAAACAATAAGGTAAATAGAGAAATAATTACTAGAAAGAACTTTTTCATTTCAAAAAGCCTCCTTATATAGATGAAATTAGTTTTTTGAAATCCCGCTATTTATTGTTTTCATTATAGCAGACGCATTATGTAGAAGCCAGTATGGGAACGTCCTATACCGGCTTTTAAATTTATGGTATAATATAGGCATCTTATCAGAGATTTTTAACATTCCGCCCCGTTGTGATGAAACTGCGGCTTGTGAGAACTTTTGATAGAGATTTTCATGTAAAATCAAGAAAAAAGCGGAAAAATAAAATCCGCCTCGCGAATTGTAAAATCCATGGCGTACTTACGCCATCTGTAAGGGGTGCTGATAAGAACCATAATCCCCGTAAGGGGACGGAAACAATACGATTTCTCCCTGGTCTTCCTCATCGGAAGTGTCGATAAGAACCATAATCCCCGTAAGGGGACGGAAACCTTGACATGCTGCCATTGTGTTCAGACGTTGCGATACTTTCGATAAGAACCATAATCCCCGTAAGGGGACGGAAACTGTTGCGCCGCTACCTTGACAATATGACAAGTCCCAGGGAATGATAAGAACCATAATCCCCGTAAGGGGACGGAAACAGTAATAGTTGCCATCTTCTTCGTAGGCGTCTTCGGGGTAAGAACCACAATCCCCGTAAGGGGGCGGATAAGAAAAGCCGATATAGGGCATCGAGTTGTGATGTCTTATATCGGCTTTTTTCTATGCTCAGAAGATTTTAATCGTCAATCAGGTGACGATATTTTTCACGGAAACGTTTCATTTCGTTGGCGAAGGTCCGCTGTGGTCGACCCAGCAGTTTTGCTACTTTCCGGTCTGAAATTCCTTCGGGGTGCTCCATCCAGATAGCCATCAGTTTTTCTGCATCCGGGTCCAGCTCTTGCAGCTTAGCAAAGAGGTATTGTAACAAATTGCGGTCAGACGTGATCTTTTCTGCAATAGCGCTTGGGTCTGCGATGTGGTCTAAAAGTGTGCCGTTGCTGGAACCGTCATCATTAAAAATGGATTCGTTTAATGATTTTGTCGGCGAAATATAGAACTCACAGTCGAGACAGTTGGTATCACACAGCCACCACTTACCCTTGGGGCAGCAGCAGCGTCCTTGATACTGCATCCGCTTCCTCACTGTGTTGCACAGTCGGTCGTAGGCTTTGAAGCATTCTGTTGGCACTACATACCATTTTTTTGTCTGTTTATCATAGATTTTCTTTTCATTGGCTTTCTTTGTCATATTGTACCTCCGATCCATCCCGGACCGGAGATAGGCACAAAAAAAGAGCATGACAGGTCGTCCGGAACGGGATGAAAAACTCGTTTCGATGGACCTGCCATGCTCGTAGACAGGGATAGATATTTAGTTTTGACCACTATGGCCGCTCGAGCCACCTGTGTACTTTGGGTGAACGCCTATAGCGGTAGGCCTTTTAACGTCTTGCCTGGGACATTGTTTTCTTTCCTGGTAATAGTATGCCCGAAAATATTGCCCAAAGTAGGGTCATAGGGATGTCCGTTTTTCAAGGTGAAAAAGCATATTTTGATGCGGAAAATCTGTGCTAAGGTGATAACTACGCAAAAAAAAGACCGGACATGGGGATGTCCGGGGCGTCGTTGAAAACATCAATATTGAAGGAAAAAGCGTTTGTGATGTATAATAAAATAGTTATATTAGCGTTTGGATTGAATGTCAAAAGAAAGACCTTCAATAGCAATTTAGAGTAGTAAGGAGATCCGGAAATGGCGGTTAAGAAAACACAATTATATGCTTCATTATGGGCGAGCTGTGATCAGCTCCGAGGAGGCATGGATTCATCTGAATATAAGAACTATATCCTCACCCTTCTTTTCATGAAGTATGTTACAGACAAGTATAAAAATAAAGGGATATTTGAAGATGTTATTGTTTTCGATAAGGCCCATGATCCGGAAACAGACCCTGATAAAAGAACAGGATGCTCCTTTGATGATTTTGTAGCCTTAAAAGGAACGAAAAATATTGGCGAAGGCATGGATAAAATCGTGGCCCGCCTGGCAGAAGAAAATGAAAGCTTACAGGGTATCATCGATATCGCCCATTTTAATGATGAAAAGAAACTGGGCAAAGATGAAGAAATGATTGATAAGCTGACCAACTTGATTTCTATCTTTCAAAAACCAGAATTAGACTTTTCCCATAATCGAGCCGAAGACGACGACATCATCGGCGATGCTTACGAATACTTGATGCGCAAATTTGCTACCGAAAGCGGCAAGAGCAAGGGACAATTCTATACGCCTGCTGAAGTTTCGCGCGTCTTAGCAAACGTCGTCGGTGTTAGCCAGTGCCCGAGCCATGATATGACCGTCTGTGAGCAAAGATGCTTGGGATTGATACAATTTAAAGGAAGGTATGCATAGCCTAAAATTCCATATTTAGCGAGGTTTTAATGTATCCCGGCAGAAAGCCGGCTTTTTTTATGCCCGAAAATAGAGCTGACGTATGTTGAGGATGAAAACTGGTGGGGAGCAATATGAATACGGCAGTAACGATAGCTTTTTATCGTTACTGCCGTTTTTTCATATTACAAAAGGGTAATCTTATTCGATATTAAATACATCATTTAAAAAACCGTATCGGCCTACATATTTATTTCCGGTGAACTCAATTATATGAATCCCATTGGCTGGATTTTCCTTAGGAATAAAAGGCATCCGTTCTTTTTGTTCAATCATGATTACTTGGCGAGATAACGCATGTTCGACCAGATACTGAATGAAATTATGCTTAATAGTGTTTGCTTTCTGGATTTGTTCAGATTCTGATAATTGGGTTAACGATGAGTCGGATGCAAAGAAATATGGAGCATAGCCGTTTTGCTCGATAATGTATTCACTCATAGCATAAGTAGTTATTGTGTTAAGAAGTGCACAAAAGCCACCGCCCATTGTAGCTGGCTTACTCTTACCATTTATTTCAATGTCGAAATTTTGCATGTTTAATCGCGCGGTATTGGCGCCACCAATCTTGGACGCAGTTAGAATCTTTATTAGATTTTCTTCGAATCCGTGAATAAGATCATAGTCAAAGAAATCGGCTATTTTTCGTTTAGTGATAACTGGGTCTTCTTCAGTTTCTTTATCGAACAATTCCTTCCTATATTGAAGTTCATTTTGCTGTAGACATTCCAGTTCGCCAGAAATTCGCATGAAATTCATTTTTTCTTCCAATTCTTGTTGAATATTGAATAACTGGGGAGTAAGTTCATTCGATATCAATGAATCAATTTTATTTTTTTGTTCCTCTAGTTTTTTTATATTCAGTAGCACCCCCTGTCTCTTTTTTTCGACGCTTTCTTTAGCTTTGAATAATCCTTCAATATGAGTCTTTATTTTTTTCAGTTCTACAGAAGATGCTTCTATGTATTTAGTATCAGGTGGGGTGGTGATTTTGGAATTGCAAAACGGACAGTGTGCAACTGTAGGAAATTTCTGAGATGCTAAGCTACCATCTATTATGAGTTCTAATCTATGTATATCTGATTGATATTGTTGATGGAGAATGGAAAAATTGTGAATTACAGTTTCGCATTCAGAGAGTTTACCATTTAAATCATAAATCTTAGACATGATGGAATGTCCTTTGGATACGGCTGTATCAATGTGATTTTTAATTTGTTGAATTTGTTTTTTCAATTCTTTTATGGCATTAGGAATATCTACAATTTCACATTGAGATGCGGCTTTTTCTAATTCAGCCCGTCGCTTACTTAAATCATCTAATTTCTCTTGTATGTATGTGAGAAGAGCTTTTTTCTTTGCCTTGCTTATAGCCGGATCTTCTTGCTTTTGCAAATTATTAGCGTCTTTACCAGTTAATAAAAATAAAAGGGTAGCTATTGACGGTGTCGGTGCGTTCCATCCGGGCGTGATAAGTGGAGAGGTTTCTCTGGCAATATCAGCCTGGCGAAGAAAGAAAAAATGTAATATGGTTCGCCAGGATAAATTTTGGGTGGTTCCTTTCTCTGAAGATAGGATTTTATGCTCAGAATCAATCCCCAAAAGAGATAGAAATACAGAATTAATATTTTTTTTAGCTGTATTGGAAACACTATAACGTCCGTTTTTAATAGATGGATCTGAACTGATTACTTCTATTTTACTATCACCAATTTTTCTATTAAGTGTTACGGACCCTCCTTGAGTTGTAAGTTCCAGTGATATTAATTCATATCCATTATTGGCATCAAGAACTTTAGATGGATGCGTTTTGCTTGGTGATGCTCCAAGAGCATAGTCCAAACAATCCATTATAAAGCTTTTCCCGGTATTGGATGGGCCAATGATAAGGTTGAATCCTGGATTAAATTCAATTATGGAACTTTGGTGTTGTCCACCAGAAACTATCAATTTATTCAAATAAAATCTATTCATGAGCATCCTCCTGCAAAGACTGGAGTGTATATCGATTGATTTCTTTTAACATATATGACTCTGACAACCTATAGGCATCTACTACAGTTTCAACAGCTAATCGATATTCTTCAGCATATGAAACTTTAAGTTCGTTAACAAAATCAAGACCCTTAGGAGTTATTTGGAATAAATAACCTTTTTTGGATGTCTTAAACCTTATGCATCTTTTAAGAACTAGGTTTTTCACGGCTTTCGATACAATTGACTTTCGTGCTAAAAATTCGCTGAATCTGTAAGTTCCGTACCCATGCAGATTTTCGTCCAGCAATCCAAAATCTGCTGCGTATACGGCAATGAAATCAACTTCACATATTTGCATAATCGTTATTGAACGATTTTTAACTTTGCTTAATAAGAGCAGGACACGCAATGCCATTTCAAAGGCAGAGCTAATAGCCTTAGTATTATCCATGTTTTTTCTTGACCCACCTTAATTTATGATCATTGACAAGATAATGACATACTCCCTTTTTTATTTTCCCGCTAATCCAATAAGGGGATGAGCTTAATAGATAATTTGGGGCAGATATTTTTACGGCTTGTTCCATTACCGACAGCATTCGTTCGTATCCATTGGGGTGGGATTTTCTGGCTGTATCTTTTACCCCATCAAAAATTTCTTCTTTGAGTACGTCAAACTGATTGGAAAGTCTATTGCTACCTAATTCCAAGACGCCCCTTTGAATAGAAGCGGCAGAATAATAGTCAACTCGACGATCATCGAGGTCATCGGCATAATCAGGATAATCACCTAAATCGTTTTTTGAAAATGATGGGAGACCTTCTGCATCACCATAGGCTCTATATAATTCATCAATATATATTTTTTCGTTTTCAGTTGCTTCTTTCGGAACCGGGATAGAACTCGGACGAGGAAGCAATTTTATTTTTTTCTCAATATCCTCAATTAAAGATATGTCGTGAGTAAAACCGGAGGAATCATTAGAAAACTCACTATTTGTTGCTGAGTTGTCTATAAGCGACAAAATAATATTTTCAAGTAAATCAGCACAAGCGTCGTCGACACAAGAATTGCCTATTCCATTATCGTGCAGCCATTTTGCTACCGCATCATAAGAATCACATTCTTCGGTTCTATCAGCAATCCAATGAGAAAACTTTTCCTTGTCACGATTAGCGTAAAGGTATTTCGCATCTGCAGGTTGGATTTTACGAGTACCTCTTAAAAATCGATATTTTGTATCGGCTTTCTTATGAAGGATAGGACATGAGTCCATAGCAGCATCTTGGATGAAATTCCCGATGATTTCATTAAAATATTGTTCTTTCTTCATTTGTCCGATGCAAAAAGGAAGTAAGCCAGAAGTAAACTCTGAAAATTTCAAGTGCTACACCACCTTTAAAGTAGTCCAGTCCGAAATTGTCCGAGGCTGTCCGTCCAGTCCGATTTTTAATGAGCGTGAATTGCTAGAATTAAGGCAGAACCAATGAGCAAGCATCTGGACAACCAAGGAAACACCATGAATTACTTATATTTTATCATACCTTGGGGAATTAGATGAGCTTATAAAGACATTTGAATGAAATTTCCGTCTCAACGTTCACATCCGGACGCGGATGTGCCCAGAACTGGGAGACGGTCTGGAAAGTTAATCACGTCAGCCTACTGGGATGGTTGGCCATAGAAGCGAGGATGCATCTTATGGTCAATTTCGACAGGCTGCCTGCGTGGATTCTCGCTTCGCATTATGCGAAGGAGATCGCGCATGGCCAATCTACAGACAAACAAAGACAAAAAGTACTACATTCCTCTGGAACTCACTTCAGAAAACGTCATCACCGAGGAGTACAAGGACTGTGAAGTCCGCTGGTCAAAAATCGGCTGCCGTAAGGTACGTACTGTCCTGATTCCGGCAACTGAAGAACAGTATCGCGCTTACATGCGGCCAATCTGGCGTGAAGACAAAAGAAAACAGCGACATGGAGATGATGAAGTATCCGCTGACAAGCTCCATGATGAATTCAAGCTGGAACCGGAATGTGACTTCAACTTGGAGGAGATTGTCCTGAAAAAAGAGTTGCTGACAGCTCTCCGGCGAGAACTAGTTGCACTGCAAGACATTGACCGGACCATCCTGACGATGATTGCCGATGGCTTCAGCGAAGCGGCGGTCGGGGAGTCAGTCGGGCTGAGTCAGAAAGCCGTCAACAAGCGGAAACATAAGCTTTACGCGTTACTGCAGGACCGTCTCAAGGATTATCGCTAAACAGCCAGGGAATCCGGCTGCGAACAAAGCGGCCGGATTTTTTTGGAAAATCGGTACTTAACGATGATGCGGTTGTCCTATTACTGGTGGAGGGCGAACGAAGAAGCCCTTTAGGAAGGAGGAACCCAAGATGATGTACACACAGACACCTGAAAAACTGGCTCAGCAGCAAAAGCTGGACCGGGAACTGGCGGCGGTGCTGATGACCATCAGCGCCACGACCCGCAGTATCGCTAGGAACATCCATCTCTTATCAATGCAAAGATGTGCGAAAGGAGTCAATCCGTATGACAAACGATGAACTGCAGAAACTGGCAGCGGCCCTGGGCGATTGCGGCAAGGCACTGCTGAAGATTTCCGAGGCCATGGCGGTGAAAGAAGATAATCCGACAGCTTCGGAAGCGAAATCAGAGAAATTGGAAAAGCCGCTGACACTGGAAGATGTCCGCAAAGTCGCTGCCGACAAGGCCCGCAAGGGATTCACGGACGAAGTTCGCAGCCTTATCCAGAAGTACGGGGCGGACAAGCTGTCCGGCATTGATGCGGCACAGTATGAAGCGTTCCTGAAGGAACTGGAGGTGATTGGCCATGCCGGATAAACATGCGGTGCTGTCCGCATCTTCTTGCTACCGCTGGCTGGCCTGCCCGCCGTCTGCGAAGGAATGTGCCAAGCTGCCGGATACCTCCAGTGAATTCGCCCGCCAGGGAACGGATGCCCATACGCTCTGCGAATTCAAGGTGAAGACGGCGCTGGGGCAGAAACTGGAAGATCCGACGAAGGGACTCACGTACTTTGATGAGGAGATGGCGGAATGCACTGATGAATACGCGCAGTTCGTCATGGAATGCCTGGCCACAGCCAAAGCATCCTGCAAGGACCCGATGATCATGATCGAACAGCGGCTGGACTTTTCCCAGTGGGTGCCAGGCGGTTTTGGAACAGGCGACTGCCTCATCGTAGCCGACGATACCCTGACAGTCATCGATTACAAGCATGGCTTGGGAGTCCTGGTGGATTCCGAGAAGAATCCGCAGATGATGTGCTATGCCCTCGGTGCGCTGAACCTGTTTGATGGCATCTATGATATCCGCCAGGTGTCCATGACGATCTTCCAGCCCCGCCGGGACAACGTCAGCACCTGCACCATGAGCAAGGAAGAACTGCTCCAGTGGGCCGAAACGGTGCTGAAGCCTGCGGCAGAACTGGCGGCGAAAGGTGAGGGCGAATATAAAGCCGGTGACCACTGCCGCTTCTGCAAGATCAAGGCAACCTGCCGCAAGCGGGCCGAGTACAATCTGGAACTGGCCCGGTATGATTTTGCCGTCCCGTCCACGCTGCAGGATGAAGAAATCGAAGCCGTCCTGGAGAGGGCCGATGAACTGGTGAACTGGGCCGGGGATGTCAAGGAATACGCATTGCAGCAAGCCCTTTCCGGCAAGCAGTGGGACGGATGGAAACTGGTCGAAGGCCGGTCGAACCGCCGCTACGTAAGTGAAGAAGCAGTCGCCGCCAAAGTGGAAGAAGCGGGCTTCGACCCATATGAAAAGAAGCTGCTCGGCATCACGGCAATGACAAAACAGCTCGGCAAGAAGCGGTTCGAAGAACTGCTGTCAAATTTAGTCGAAAAGCCGCAGGGAAAACCGGTCCTGGTACCGGAATCGGACAAGCGTCCGGCGATGCATACGGCGGCTGATGATTTTAACGCTGCAAATTAAGGAGGAAACTACTATGTCTAACAACTACGTCAATCCGTGCAAGGTAATCACCGGAGTCAATACGCGCTGGTCTTACGCCAACGTCTGGGAACCGAAGTCCATCAACGGCGGTACGCCGAAATACAGCGTCAGCCTGATCATCCCTAAGTCGGATACAAAGACCGTAGAAAAAATCCGCGCTGCCATCAAGGCTGCTTACGAAGAAGGCGAAAGCAAGCTCAAGGGCAATGGCCGCACTGTACCGGCTCTCGAAGCCATCAAAACGCCGCTCCGTGACGGCGACCTGGAACGCCCGGGCGATGATGCCTATAAAGACAGCTTCTTCGTCAATGCCAACTCGGCGACCAAGCCGGGCATCGTTGATGCTGACTGCCAGCATATCCTGGAACGCTCTGAAGTCTACTCCGGCGTCTATGGCCGTGCATCCATCAACTTCTATGCCTTCAACAGCAATGGCAACAAGGGCATCGCCTGCGGCCTGAACAACCTGCAGAAAATCCGTGATGGTGAACCCCTTGGCGGCAAGCCGCGTGCAGAAGATGACTTCGCTACGGCTGACGATGATGATTTCCTGGCATAAGGAGGCGTGATTATGGAAACTATGATGAGACTGATTCTGGATGGCCTGTACTGCCTGGTTGCACTGTGCGCCGGAGGATTCTTCGTGGCTATGATCTATACGGATATCAAAAAAGACCAGCGGGATGAAGAAATGGCTCGGCACCGGGATGAACGGGAAGAAGAGTACCACCGCAAGCAGATGGAATCCTTCCGGAAATAAGTAGTAGTGAATAGCGGCGGGGCCTTGTGCCTCGCCGCTTTTTCGAGGTGAAGCGTATGAAAACCATCAGTATCGATATTGAAACATTCAGCGATATCAATCTGGCAAAATGCGGTGTGTACAAATATGCCGAATCGCCAGCCTTTGAAATCCTTCTCTTTGGATATTCGGTGGACGGCGGCGAAGTGCAGGTCGTTGACCTGGCGCAGGGAGAGGGCATCCCGGACGATATCCTGGATGCCCTGACCGATGAATCCGTTACCAAGTGGGCGTTCAATGCCAGCTTTGAACGGGTCTGCCTGTCGCGCTACCTGTGTGACCTGGGGATGAGCCTGGACCCGTTCCGTGACCATCATCCGCTTTCCCAGGACTGTGCCAGGTTCCTCAATCCGGCAGGATGGAAATGCTCCATGGTCTGGTCGGCCTATATGGGCCTGCCCCTTTCCCTGGAAGGCGTAGGAGCCGTGCTGAAGCTGGACAGCCAGAAGATAAAGGAAGGCAAAGACCTGATCCGCTATTTCTGTGTTCCCTGCAAGGAAACAAAATCGAATGGCGGCCGGACAAGAAACCTTCCTCAGCATGCGCTGGACAAATGGACACTGTTCAAGTCCTACAACAAACGGGATGTGGAAGTGGAAATGGCCATCCAGGAGCGGCTGAAGAAGTATCCCGTCCCGGAACCGATATGGGATGAATATCATCTCGACCAGGAAATCAATGACCGGGGCATCGCCATCGACAGGACGCTGGCTAAAAATGCCATCGTCATCGATGCCCGCAGCCGGGACAGCCTGATGGCTGTGCTGAAGGAAAAGACGGGTCTGGAGAACCCGAACTCCGTCATACAGATGATCGGCTGGCTGGAACAGCATGGGATGAAGACCGATTCCTTGGGCAAAAAGCAGGTAGAAAAGCTGCTGAAGACGGCAGAAGAACCGCTGCGCAGTGTGTTGCTGCTCCGGCAGAAGCTGGCCAAATCCTCGGTCCGGAAATACCAGGCCATGGGGATGACGGCCTGCGAGGATGGCCGGGCCAGAGGGATGTTCCAGTTCTATGGGGCCAACCGGACCGGGCGGTTTGCCGGCCGGCACATCCAGCTGCAGAATCTTCCCCAGAATCATCTGCCGGATCTTTCGGAAGCCCGGGAACTGGTACGCCAGGGAAATTACGAAGCCATGGAACTCCTGTATGATTCCATCCCCGATGTCCTTTCCCAGCTGATCCGTACGGCCTTTGTGCCCCGGCAGGGACTGAAGTTTGCCGTAGCGGATTTTTCGGCCATTGAAGCCAGGGTGCTTTCGTGGCTGGCAGGAGAAACATGGCGTTCGGATGTCTTTGCCAGGAATGGCGACATTTACTGCGCCTCGGCTAGCTCCATGTTCGGCGTTCCCGTAGAAAAGCATGGCGTCAACGGGCATCTCCGGCAGAAAGGGAAAATCGCAGAACTGGCCCTTGGCTATGGCGGCTCCGTAGGAGCGCTGAAGGCCATGGGCGCCCTGGACATGGGACTTACGGAAAATGAGCTGTATCCTCTGGTGCGGTCCTGGCGGTCAGCCAATCCGCACATCGTCGATTTCTGGTGGCAGGTGGACGCCGCCGTGAAGACAGCCATCAAGGAACGTATCCCCATGCGGACTGGCTGCATCCGCTTTCTGTATCAGAGCGGCATGCTGTTCATACAGCTCCCCAGCGGACGGCGGCTTTCCTACATAAAGCCCCGGATAGGCGAGAACCGCTTCGGTGGGGAATCCGTCACCTATGAAGGCATCGGCGCAACGAAGAAGTGGGAACGGCTCGAAAGCTATGGCCCGAAGTTCGTGGAGAACATCGTCCAGGGCATCAGCCGGGACATCCTCTGCTATGCCATGCAGACGCTGCGATGCTGCGCCATCGTCGGCCATGTCCATGATGAACTGATTATCGAGTGTTCCAAAGACACTAGCGTCGATGCCATCTGTGAGCAGATGGGCCGGACGCCGTCGTGGGCTGAAGGGCTATTACTCCGGGCAGACGGGTATGAGTGCGAATTTTATAAAAAAGATTGATTTCCCGGTACTTAACATAGTGATTCCTGTCCTTTCACTATCAGAGGGAATTTCCTCGGATATTTATTTTAAGAAAGGCGGGATTCGCTATGAAGTTTTTGATTCCAGAAGATGAATTTGGCGTGTTTGCTGATCAGAGAGGTGTACCAAGGGTCGACAGCCTGTTTGTTGCAGCGACTTTTGAAAAACAGCATTATAACGTTCTGCGTGATATCGGACGAATCACTGCATCCAATTCTGGATTAAGCCCGGAATTCATTGCACTCAATTTTGAGGGCAATACATATCGTGATGCCAGGGGAAGAAAACTGCCACGTTACCTGCTGACCCGCGATGGGTTCACCATGCTGGTCATGGGCTACACAGGCTCGAAGGCGATGCACTTCAAGGAACTCTATATCCAGCGTTTCAACGAGATGGAGCAGTGCATCCGGTCGCTCCTGTCTGCCCGGCAGGAATTCCCGATGCTGACGGACATGATCTGCCGGCTGCATGAAAGCCCGAAGGCATATCACTTCAGCAATGAAGCCGACATGCTGAACCGCATCGTCCTGGGGATGTCTGCCAAGCAGTTCCGGCTGGCCAACGGCATCGAAAAAGGGCAGAGCATCCGGCCTTATCTGACTGCACAGCAGATCCATGCTCTGGACCGGCTGCAGCACCTGGATTACGGCCTGCTGTATTCCTGCCCGGATTTCCAGCAGCGCAAGCAGATGCTCATGACCTATTACAAGACGGAACTGGAGGGATGAAACATGTTTTACGTAAAAGAACCACTTAAGGATGGTGTCGATGTGACGGTCGAAATCAATGACGAAAACGTTTTCTGCCGTTGCCCGGTCTGTGGCAGGGAAGTACCTGTCAATCTGAAGGATGTCCTGTCAGACAGTGACGCTGACCTGGTGGGAACGGCAGTATTGTGCGATGAATGTGCGGAGGGGTGGATGGAACTGCATGGAAAACAATCCGAAACGTAATGCAGAGTACTATCCGGACCCGACAGCGTATCAGGCAATCAGGAACGTGGAACCACAAAGGTTCCCGTTCATGCCTGTTGTGTACGTGTGTTCGCCCTATGCCGGGGATGTGGAAGAAAATATCCGGAAAGCCTGTGCCTACTGCCGCTATACGGTAGACCAGGGATATATCCCTCTGGCACCGCATCTGTATCTACCGCAGTTCCTCGACGAAGAATCGGAACGGGAACTGGCACTCTTTATGGATATCGCACTATTGTCCCGCTGCGTCGAACTCTGGGTCTTTGGCGATGTGATTTCGGCGGGAATGGAAAAAGAAATCCAGTACGCCCAAAGAAAAGGAAAAACAATTCGGTATATTAACGAGGTGAAATAAGATGGATTTTACACTTTATAGGTCAGACTTTGCTGGCGTGGAAGCGAATTGCCGCTATCCCAGGCAGCAGAAAATCAGCTGTGCCGAGGACCTGAAGGCGGCAGCCGCCTTCGATCATGTCTGCGTAGCCTTCAAAGATTGTTATCGGAAGCGGGAGAATTTTCTCTCCGCCGACGTCCTGGTCATGGATTGTGACAACACCCACTCGGAGAATCCTGCTGACTGGATTTCCATGGAAAAGCTCCTGGCCATACTGCCGAAAGTCTCGGTGGCCGTCGTGCCATCAAGGAATCACATGAAACCCAAGGACGGGAAGTGTGCCAGACCGCGCTTCCATGCTTATTTCGGGATCCCGGATATTACGGATGAACAGCACTATACAGAACTGAAACGGGCAATCCACCGGGCGTATCCCTTCTTCGATGAAGCGGCTCTCGATGCAGCCCGGTTCATCTATGGCTGCCCTGTCGAGAAAGTATTGTGGCAGGACGGGGAAACGACAATCGACCAGGTACTCAAAGTGGGAGATACCGAGTCACGCAGTATCCCGGCCGGACGCCGGAACAGCACTATGAGCCGTTTTGCCGGCCGCGTCATCAAACGTTACGGGGCGACGGAAAAGGCGTACCAGATTTTCCTCGACGAAGCGGAAAAGTGCGACCCGCCGCTTCCCGACACCGAGCTGAACACTATCTGGGGCAGTGCCGTACGGTTCGGCAAGCGCATCGCAAAGCAGGAAGGTTACGTCAGCCCGGATGAATACAACAACGATTTCGGCACCCGGGACTCCTTGCGGCCGGAGGATTATTCGGATATCGGCCAGGCCAAGGTCATCGCCAGAGAATACGGCAACGAGCTGCGCTACACCGACAGCACGGATTTCATCCGCTACGATGGCATCTGCTGGGAAGAATCGCGGCAGGCAGCGGTCGGTGCAGCGGAAGAATTCCTGGATTTGCAGCTGGCTGATGCTAATGAACAGTCCGAGCAGGCACTCAGGGAATTAGCAGGGACAGGGATTTCGGAAGATATCATCCGTAAGGGCGGACGGAACCTGGAGAAGATGATTGAGGAAAAGCAGACCAAAGCCTACGCCGCCTACCTTGCCGCAGAAGCGTACCGGAAGTTTGTCCTGAAACGCCGCGATATGCGCTATATCCTGTCGGCCTTGCAAGCATTGAAACCCATGGTCCAGATGCCTATCCAGGCACTGGATGCAGATGAATTCCTGCTGAACACCCCGTCTTATACATATGATCTGCGGAAAGGGATGCGGGGACGGCAGGAACACCGAGCGACGGACTTCATCACGAAATGTACCTCTGTAGACCCGGGCATCGAAGGGAAAGCTATTTGGGAACAGGCCGTCCGGCAGTTCTTTACCGGCGATACGGCGCTCATCGACTACGCCCAGGAAATCAGCGGTCTCATGGCTATCGGCAAAGTCTATGTAGAAGCCCTGGTCATCGCGTACGGCGACGGCCGCAACGGCAAGTCGACCTACTGGAATTCCCTGGCCCGCGTCCTTGGCAGCTACTGCGGCGGCATCTCTGCCGATGCCCTGACGGCAGGCTGCAAGCGGAACGTCCGTCCGGAAATGGCGGAGCTGAAGGGGAAGCGCATGATCATTGCCGCCGAAATGGAAGAAGGCGTCCGGCTTTCTACGTCCATCCTGAAACAGCTCTGCTCGACGGATGAAGTGAGCGGCGAAAAGAAGTATAAGGATCCTTTTAAGTTCGTACCGACACACACGCTGGTCCTCTACACGAACCACCTGCCCAGGGTGGGAGCCAATGACGAAGGGACATGGCGGCGTCTTATCGTCATGCCCTTCAAGGCCCAGTTCGAAGGGAAGAGCGACATCAAGAACTACGCAGACTACCTGGTGGAGAAAGCCGGTCCTGCCATCCTGCAGTGGATTATCGAAGGGGCGGAGAGGGTCATTGCCAAGAACTATCACCTGGATACGCCTGATTGCGTCGCATCTGCCATCAATGAATACCGCGGGCAGAATGACTGGCTTCGGCATTTCCTGGATGACTGCTGTGAAGAAGATGCCTCTTTCAGCGAGAAGTCCGGGGAACTTTATACGGCCTATCGGCTGTACTGCCAGCAGATGAACGAGTATACCCGCAGTACGACGGATTTTTACGGAGCATTAGAGAAAACTGGGTTTGACAGGCGTAAGCGGAAAGCCGGGTATTTCATTTATGGGCTGAAGCTGAAAGTCACAGATTTCCTGTAAGAAAAAGGGAAGGGTGCAGGTCGGTGCAGGTCAATATATAAACCCCCTTTAGGGCTGAAAAATAGAAAAAATGTCTTTAAGGGAAGTTTATGAAACGACCTTCACCGACCTGCACCCCTATAAAAAAGAGGTGAGTAATATGCGAGAAAAAGTAATCGAACACCACCTGGTGATGGAAACGGAGAAGGCTGGCGGTAAGGCAGTGAAGCTTGTTTCGCCATCATTTGCAGGTATGCCGGACCGCTTGATTCTATTGGCTGATGGGAAGATGGGCTTTGTGGAAGTAAAGGCGCCGGGGCAGAAGCCAAGGCCGCTGCAGCTGAAGCGCCATGCCATGTTGCGACGGCTGGGCTACCAGGTATTCGTCCTGGATGCCATGGAGGATATTCCCGCAGTCCTGAAGGCTATCGCCCACATGCCTGATGGGAAAGGGGGCGGAGGTGCATGAAGTTCATGCCGCATGATTATCAGAAATACGCCATCGAATACATCAAGTCCCATCCCATTACAGCCCTGTTCCTAGACATGGGCCTTGGCAAGACGGTGACAACGCTGACGGCCATCCGTGACCTCATGTATGACGCCTTTGAAGTTAAGCGGGTGCTGGTGGTAGCTCCGCTGCGGGTGGCGAGAGACACCTGGCCGGATGAACTCAGAAAGTGGAATCACCTGAAAGAGCTGACCTGCAGTGTGGTCGTGGGAACCGTGGCAGAACGGCGGCGGGCTTTGCAGCAGGATGCGGATATCTATATCGTGAACCGCGAGAACCTGGCCTGGCTCTATGAGAACAGCCGCCTGGATTTCGATATGGTCGTCCTGGACGAGCTGTCGAGTTTCAAGAACCACCAGTCGAAGCGGTTCCGTGCCATGAAGGCCATGCGGCCGAAGGTGAAACGCATCGTAGGGCTGACGGGGACACCAACCGGGAACGGCTTGATGGATCTCTGGGCCGAGTTCCGTATCCTGGATATGGGGGAGCGGCTGGGAAGATATATCAGCCAGTACCGTAACTTATACTTCAAGCCGGATAAGCGCAACGGCATGGTGGTGTATTCCTACAAGCCCCTGCCGGGAGCGGAAGAAGCCATCTATCACCAGATTTCCGACATCACCGTGTCCATGAAGGCAACAGATTATCTGGAGATGCCGGAACTGGTGAGCGTAGCGAAAGAGGTCCGCTTGAGTGAAACGGAAAAGAAACGGTACGATGAGCTGAAGAAGTCCCTGGTACTGGAGCTTCCAGGCGGCGAGGTCACCTCTGCCAATGCCGCATCGCTTACCCTGAAGCTTTCGCAGATGGCGAATGGCGCGATTTATACCGATGGCAAGGACGTGGCGGCCATCCATGACCGGAAACTGGATGCCTTAGAAGACCTGGTGGAAAGCGCCAACGGGAAACCGGTCCTGGTGGCCTATTGGTTCAAGCATGATAAAGACCGTATCCAGCAGCGGATGGAAGCCCGGGAGCTGAAGGAGCCGCAGGATTTCGCCGACTGGAATGCGGGAAAGATTCCTGTGGCCCTCATCCATCCGGCCTCTGCCGGACACGGCCTGAACCTGCAGCAGGGCGGTTCCATCTTGATCTGGTTTGGCCTGACTTGGAGTCTGGAGCTGTACCAGCAGACCAACGCCCGGCTCTGGCGGCAGGGGCAGGCGGACGAGACGGTCATCATACAGCACATCGTAGCCAAGGACACGATTGATGAACGCATCCTGAACGTCTTGAAACACAAAGACGGAACCCAGGCGGCTTTGATTGAAGCCGTAAAGGCTGACCTGGGCATGACGGAAACAGAAAATGGGGGTATACTATGAAACCGGAAACAGAAGGAGAAGAAAAGCGTATGGAAGCCAAGGCGTACCTGGAACAGGCACGGAACATCAACATACAGATAGACAGCAAGCTGGAGCAGGTATCGTCTTTGCGGCAGCTGGCTATCAAGGCGTCATCGACACTCAGCCCGGTGCCGCCAAGCGGGACACCCAATCCGCACCGTCTGGAAGAAACCATCGCCCGTATGATGGATATGGAACAGGAAGTGGATGAAGCCATCGACGTCCTGGTCGAACTCAAGGCAGACATCATGATGGCTGTCAGCCGAGTGCCAGATGCCCGGGAACGGGTCGTCCTGGAACTCCGCTACCTGGCTTTCAAGGACTGGGCATCCATTGCCGATACTCTCGGACTTCATATCCGCCAGGTGTATCGGCTGCATGACGAAGCCCTGAAACACATCGAGATTCCTGGCGAATGTCACTGAATGTCACTAAAGCAGCACTTGATGTCACAGGCTTCTGTAAGATATACTATAATCAGCAAGAAAAGAATGAAGGACCGAGGCTTGAACGCCATCGGTCCTTTTTTGATGCCGGAGATGATGTAAATGCCCAGAAGACCGAAGACGCCCTGCAAATATCCGGGCTGCCCCAGGCTGGTGCCGTATGGAAGAAAATATTGTGAGGAACATGAACGGCAGTGCCAGGGCGACCGGGCTGATGCAGAAACACGTGGCTACGGATGGGAGTGGCAGAAGGCCAGGAAGTTTTTCCTGAAACGTCATCCCTGGTGCATCCGCTGCAAAGCAAAAGGCCGTCTCGTCCCGGCAACGGTCGTTGACCATATCAAACCGCATCGCGGTGATGCGAAACTGTTCTGGGACGAAACGAACTGGCAGCCCCTTTGCAAGAGCTGTCATGACCATAAGACGATGACCGAAGACCGGAACATCGAGTACAAGTACTGAATCCGTCCGTAGGGCGGGGGATGCAAATCTCTGCAGCCCTTCCGTCCATGACCGCCGCCCCCTCAAACGTGAAAAAACGCGAAATTCATAAGGGGGGATACCCGGCATCTAAAATCGAATCATCTGCTCCAGGCTATTTGGCCCGGAGCTTTTTTGTTGTGTGAAAGGAGCCTGTCATGAACGACTGCCAGCGCCGGCAGATAGAAGACATGCGGAAGCAGGGGATGGGCTACAAGGCCATCGCCAGAAAGACCAAGCTGTCACGGGACAGCGTACGGAATTATTGCAGGTGGCACCACCTCGCCGGTTACGGCAGAGCGGTGGCGGCTGCCTTCAGAGAGGAGCAAGCGTGTGAAGACATCGGATATGGAATGGAAGATGCTGCCCATCGGCCAGCTGAAGCCTGCGGCATATAACCCCAGGAAGCAGCTGAAGCCTGGCGACAAGGAATACGAGAAAATCAAGAAGTCCATTCAGGAGTTTGGCTATGTGGAACCCATCATCGTCAATTACGACATGACGGTCATCGGCGGGCATCAGCGCCTGACCGTACTGAAGAACCTGGGCTACGAAGAAGTCCAGTGTGTCGTTGTCCATATCGAGGATGAGCATAAGGTCAAGGCGCTCAACATTGCGCTCAACAAAATCACGGGTGCCTGGAACGAACAGCTCCTGGCCGACCTTATCGTCGATTTGCAGAGCGTCGACTTCAACGTCGACCTGACGGGCTTTGAAGCACCGGAAGTCGAGCAGCTCTTCTCGAAAGTGTACAACAAGAAAATCAAGGAAGATGACTTTGATGTCGACGGCGAACTGGCAAAGCCGACTGTCGCCCGTGCGGGAGATATCTGGCTCCTGGGTGACCACCGCGTCATCTGTGGCGATGCGACGCTGCCGGAAACCTATGAACGGCTGATGGCGGGGAAGAAGGCCAACATGGTGCTGACGGATCCGCCGTATAACGTCGATGTGGAAGAAACAGCCGGCAAGATCAAGAACGACAATATGCCGGATGACAAGTTCTACCAGTTCCTTTTCGCGGCCTTTGTCAATATGGAACAGAACATGGAGCAGGATGCTTCCATCTATGTATTCCACGCAGATACCCAGGGGCTGAACTTCCGCAAGGCATTCAAGGACGCAGGATTCTACTTGTCTGGCTGCTGCATCTGGAAGAAGAACGCCCTGGTACTGGGACGTAGCCCGTATCAATGGCAGCATGAACCGTGCCTTTTTGGCTGGAAGCTGAACGGCAGGCATCAATGGTATTCTGACCGCAAACAGACGACCATCTGGGAATACGACCGGCCGAAAGCCAGCAAAGAGCATCCCACCATGAAGCCTATAGCCCTGATGGCGTACCCTATACAGAATTCATCCATGAGCCACTGCATCATCCTGGACCCGTTCCTCGGTTCCGGTTCTACGCTCATGGCCTGCCAGCAGACGGGCCGCATCTGTTACGGCATCGAGCTGGACGAGAAGTTCGTCGACGTCATCGTCAGGCGCTACATCAGTGAATATGGGGACGCGGGTGTGTTTGTCCTGCGCGGGGACGAGAAAATCCCGTATGCGGAGGTGGCAGATGATGGAACAGATTAAGCTGGGCAGCCTGTTCTCCGGGAGCGGCGGTTTTGAACTGGGCGCCATCCTGGCGGGCATCCGTCCTGTATGGAACTCGGAAATCGAGCCGTTCCCCATCCGCGTGACGACGAGACGGCTGCCATCTGTGAAGCATTACGGCGATGTGAGTGCCATAAACGGCGCACAAATCGAGCCGGTAGACATCATTACCTTCGGCAGTCCCTGCCAGGATATGTCGATTGCCGGAAAAAGGGATGGCCTTGGCGGTTCGCAGTCCTCGCTGTTCTATCAGGCAGTGCGCATCGTGAAGGAAATGAGGGAAGAAACGAATGGACAATATCCAAGATATATCGTGTGGGAGAATGTCCCTGGGGCTTTCTCCAGCAACAAGGGAGAGGACTTCCGGACGGTCCTTGAAGAAATCTGCCGCATCAAAGACCCTGCGGTTTCAGTGGCTGGCTGTGCCAGATGGCAGCCTGCGGGATGCATCCTGGGAAACGGGTACTCTGTGGCCTGGCGCGTCCTCGATGCCCAATACTGGGGCGTCCCCCAGCGAAGAAAGCGCATCTACCTTGTCGCAGATTTTAATGGACAAAGTGCCGGAAAGGTTCTATTTGAGTCCGAGGGCCTGTCAGGGTATTCTGCGCAGGGCTTCCGAGCATGGCAGGGTGCTGCCGGACGTCTTGCGCCTGGCCCTGGAACGGCAGGCACAATCTGCCTGAATGACCAGGGCGGCATCCGAATGGATGTGACGGAAGAGCGGACGAACACCTTACGGGCAGAAGCCCATCATCCTCCGGTCATCGTCAATCTGCCGGGTCCGGTGTTTGAGAACCATGGAGCCGATGCCCGGTACAAGGGGCCGCTCTCTGTGAACCCATCACTCACGGCGCGGTACGGGACGGGCGGCAACAACCAGCCGCTGATCCTGCAGGGCGGGGGCAACAGAGAAAAGAAAACCTATGATGTACGGCAGACCTCGGACGGCACCCGCAATATGCGGAACCATATCTATGAGAGCGATACCTGCCGGACCGTCGACCGTTCGGGAAATGTACCGGGGAGCAACCAGGGCGGCATCGCTGTGGTGGAGCTGACCTATAGTGCCAGCAAGAATTCCCACTTCACACGGGCGGCGAAGGAAATGGCCAGTTCCCTGGTAGCTACGGATTATAAAGATCCGCCGCTCATCAACAGCCATGCTCGTGTCCGCCGCCTGATGCCGGCAGAATGTGCAAGGCTCCAGGGATTCCCGGACTGGTGGTGCAGCCATCTGGAAACAGGGAACCCGTCTGAAGAAGACATCCGCTTTTGGAGCGATGTCTTTGAGACCCATCGGAAAGCCCTGGGGAAAAAGACAAAGCCCAAGACCCGGAACCAGATTATCAAATGGCTGAAGGAACCGTACCGGGATTCTGCGGAATACAAGATGTGGGGCAACGGTGTCGCCCTTCCCTGCGTGTATTTCGTCTTGGCCGGCATTGCCTGCTTCTTTGAGAAAAAGATGCAAAAATGATTTGCTATTATCGGCGTTCAGAGTGATATATGTACTAGCAAAACAAGGAGGTACATAGACCATGACAATCCAGACGAACCTGAACGACCGCAAGGAACTGGCCAGAAGGCTGATTCCCTTCAACCATAACGAAAAGCTCCGCTATACGGGGACGCCGGCCTTTGCCTACGAAGGGCGGGGGTTCCGCATCCTTCGCAGCGGCGATATCGAATGCGATGATGAAAAGACAGAAGCCGCCATCACGGCTTTCCTGCAGGAAGCAGGAATCCTTCCGCATCCGGAACCGGCAGAAGGAACGGAACCCGAAGTGCCGCAAGAGCCGCTGGAGCAGGATGAAACGCCAGGATTGGACGCACTGCCGCATCCGGACAGGATGGAAATCAAGGTTCCCATTGATGGCATGGACGGTGCGCAGCTCCGCAACCTGGTCTTCATGCTCCACGCCCAGCAGTACCTGCTGAACCGGGCGGCAGGACATGAAAACATCCATGTGCCGGACAGGCTGGTGGAAGACTTGAAAGAAGAACCTGGTACCGACCAGACTTCCTTCTTTGCCATCTATCAGAACTATCGCAAGGAAGGGCGGGGCTTCTGGATTGCGGCAGATACGGTGACATTCTGCATTGCCGCAACCGGCAATGCTGTGAAGAACCGCGCCCTGATTGAACTAGCGGCCTTCATGGTCAGCGCAGCGAAAAAAGCGAAACGGGTTCAGGCTGACACACGGAAGCCTGAAAACGAGAAGTACTACCTGCGGATGTGGCTCCTGCGCATCGGCATGGGGACCAAGGCCAGCCACGAATCGCGCATGGCCCTGCTGAAAGGCCTGAAGGGATGGAGTGCCTTCCGCACGGAAGAAGAAGCCAAGGCTCATGCCAGAAAGCAGAAGGAACGCCGGCATCAGAACCCATAAATTTTCAATTTAATTCATAATTATTCTCAAAATGACTTGCTATTGTGTGCCTTTAGAGTGATATATAGTGTACCAAAAGAACACACGCACACATAGAAAGGACAGAGAGGATTATGAAAACACTGCACTTTGGCATCGAAATGGAAATGACAGGGATTACAAGAAGCCGGGCCGCCAGCCTCATGGCCCGCTTCTTCGGGACGGAAAGTCGGCATGAAGGCGGAGCCTACGATACCTACACCGCAAGGGATGAACAGGGACGGAAATGGAAAGCCATGAACGACTCCAGCCTGGTTCCACAGAAGAAGGTGAACGGAAACATTACAGATGCTTCCAGCTTCTACCGCACGGAAGTGGTCAGTCCCATTCTTTCCTACGAAGACATCCCGAAGCTGCAGGAACTGGTGCGGATGCTACGCAAGGCCGGGGCCTTTGCCAATAAATCCTGCGGCATCCACATTCACGTCGGGGCCGAACGCTTCACGGCAAAGACCCTACGGAACCTGGTGAACATTATGGCGAGCAAAGAAGACATGATTTACCGCGCCCTCCAGATCAACCCCTCGCGGGAAAACCGATACTGCCGGAAAACGAACACCACCTTCCTGAAGGATCTCAACCGGAAAAAGCCGGACACGCTGGACGGCATCGCCGACCTCTGGTATCAGGAAGCACCCTACGGACGGAACCATCATTACAACAGCACCCGCTACCACGGGCTGAACCTGCATGCCACCTTCACCAAAGGAACCGTCGAGTTCCGGCTTTTCAACGGGACACTCCACGCTGGGGAAATCAAGGCATACATTCAGTTCTGCCTGGCCGTCGCTCATCAGGCCCTGGCCCAGAAGAAAGCCTCGGCCCGAAAGACCGAAACGGACAATGAGAAATACGCTTTCCGGTGCTGGATGCTCCGGCTCGGACTCATCGGTGACGAGTTCAAGACCTGCCGGCTCCACTTCCTGAAACACCTCACGGGCAATTCCGCATGGCGCAATGCCGCCGCTTGAAGGGGATAGCCTTACGGGCAGCTTCGGCTGCCCTTGGGGTGGTAGAAGGGTAATCCCTTCAGAAAGGATGAGAGCGATGAAACAAAGAATCTACATTGCCTACGGCAGCAACATGAGTGAAGTACAGATGGCAAGACGGTGTCCTGACGCCGTTCTTTCAGGGACGGGCCGAATCCGGGGCTATGAACTCCTCTTCAAAGGTTCTCTGACAGGATGTTACGCCACTATCGAGAAGAAGGCGGATGCCTTCGTGCCGGTTGTTTTCTGGCGCATTTCTCCGGCGGATGAACGGCGGCTCGATGCCTATGAAGGCTTCCCGCGGTTCTATTATAAAAAAGAAGTGGATGTGGAAACAGATGACGGCATCATCAGCGGTCTTGTGTACATCATGCACGAAGACCGGCGGTTCGGTATTCCGGAGGACTGGTATTATCAGAACATGGAGCGGGATTACCGCAGGTTCGGTTTCGACCTGTCTATCCTGCGAGCCGGCCTGCGGCACAGCCGGGAACGGATGGAAGGAACGCGGCTCCGGCTTATCGCCATGGATGACAGGCAAGCTCCGCCCAAGGGAACTGAAGGCACCGTCCAGTTCGTCGATGATGCTGGAACCATCCATGTACAGTGGGATACAGGCAGCAGTCTTGGGCTGATACCCGGAACCGACGAATGGGAAGTCATCGAATAAGATGCATAAATATCGGATAGGCAGTCAGCGTCGAACTGTTCGAAGACAATGGCCACGCCATCGAATGGGTCATGAAGAATTAAAAAAGAGAACCCGAGGGGAACGCAGATGCGGTCCCCTCTGTCGTACAGCCCGCAAGGGCTTTTTTATTGGGAGGTGAGCGCCATTGGCTGTACGAGGAAGAAAACCGAAGCCGACGGCGCTCAAGGTGCTGGAAGGCAATCCCGGCCATCGTCCCCTCAATAAGAAGGAACCCATGCTAAAGGGACGGCTCCCTCGCTGCCCGGACTGGCTGGAAGATGACGCCAAGAAAGAATGGAAGCGGCTGGGGAAAGTCCTTGCTGAGATGGGGATGCTGACCAACCTGGATATGATGGCCTTTGCCGGGTACTGCCAGGCATATGCCCGATGGAAAGGAGCGGAAGAGTTCATCACCCAGCATGGGGATATGGTGCGGACGCCGAACGGCTACCTGCAGCAGGTACCGCAGGTAGCCATTGCCCAGACGAACCTCAAGATCATGCTGAAATTCTGTGAGCAGTTTGGCCTGACCCCGTCAGCCCGGAGCCGCATAGTTGGGGAAGAGAACGGGGCAGAAAAAGAAACGGATGAAATGGAACTGCTGTTAAGGGGGTGACAAGTTTGGCATTTGTATATAAGCCGTCAGCGTTCATGCTGCCGGATTCCCATTACGACAAGGACAAGGCCGACAGGGCGGTTGCCTTCATCGAGCATCTCTGTCATACCAAAGGCAAATGGGCCGGGCAGCCGTTCCTGCTCCTGCCGTGGCAGGAACAGATTGTGCGTGATCTCTTCGGCATCGTCAAGGAAAACGGGAAGCGGCAGTTCCTGACGGCCTATATAGAGATTCCAAAGAAGAACGGGAAAAGCGAGCTGGCTGCAGCCATCGCCCTGTACCTTCTTTATGCCGATAACGAGCCGAGTGCCGAAGTGTATGGTGCGGCCTGTGACCGCAACCAGGCTTCCATTGTCTTTGATGTGGCACGGCAGATGGTCGAGATGAGTCCGGCCCTGATGCGCCGCTCCAAGATACGGACGGCGGGCAAGCGCATCATCAATTATCGCAACGCCGGGTTCTACCAGGTGCTGTCGGCGGAAACCGGGACCAAACACGGACTCAATGTGTCGGGCCTGGTCTTTGACGAAATCCACGCCCAGCCGAACCGCAAGCTCTATGATGTCCTGACCAAAGGCTCCGGCGATGCCCGGGAGCAGCCGCTCTTCTTCATCATCACGACGGCGGGCAACGACAAGAACAGTATCTGCTATGAGTTGCACACAAAGGCCCTTGACTTGATGGCGGGCCGAAAGAAAGATTCCACCTTTTACCCCGTGGTCTATGGCCTGGAACATGAGGAAGACTGGACGGATGAAGCCAATTGGTACAAAGCCAATCCTTCTCTGGGGCATACCATTCAGATTGATCGCGTCCGGGAAGCCTATCGGAATGCTGTCGAAAATCCGGCGGAAGAGAATGTCTTTAAGCAGCTCCGGCTCAATATCTGGACTTCGGCCAGCATCCGCTGGATACCGGAACAGGTCTACGACAAGGGGAGCCTTCCCATTGACCTGGATTCCCTGCGGGGACGGATGTGCTACGGCGGGCTGGACTTGTCCAGTACATCGGATATCACGGCCCTGGTACTGGCTTTCCCGCCACGGAGCGATGATGAGAAATACATCCTGTTGCCTTTCTTCTGGCTGCCGGAAGACACGCTGGAACTGCGGTGCCGCCGGGACCATGTTCTCTACGACGTCTGGCAGAAGCAGGGCTTCATCCAGACGACGGAAGGGAACGTCATCCATTACGGCTTCATCGAGAAGTTTATCGAACGCCTGGGGGAAACGTACCACATACGGGAAATCGCCTATGACCGCTGGAACGCCACCCAGATGGTGCAGAACCTGGAAGATATGGGCTTCACCATGGTGCCTTTCGGCCAGGGGTTCAAGGATATGTCGCCGCCGTCGAAGGAGCTGTTCAAGCTCCTGATGGAAGGGAACATCATCCATGGCGGCAATCCCGTTCTCAAATGGATGGCCAGCAACGTCGTCATGCGCCAAGATCCTGCGGGAAACATCAAGCCGGACAAAGAAAAATCCGTCGAAAAGATTGACGGAATCGTGGCGTCCATCATGGCACTAGACCGCTGCATCCGCAACGGGACTGGCAGTGGCAGTGTCTATGACGAACGAGGTGTTATTGCATTTTAAAGACATTTGCAAAAATGGCAGGTGCTTTTTTGTGCCCGTTTTTGGAGGTATTTTATGAGAATCCCCTTTTTATCCAGCCTGTTCCGTACCCGGGACAAGCCTCAGAACTATTATATCGGCACGGATTTTCGTTATCTGTTCGGCCCCTCTGCCAGTGGCAAGACGGTGAACGAGTTCACGGCTATGCAGACGACGGCAGTGTATGCCTGCGTCCGCATCCTGGCGGAAACTCTGGCGGCCTTGCCGCTCCAGCTGTACCGTTACACGCCTGGCGGCAAGGAGCGGGTCTATGACCATCCGCTGTACCATCTGCTCCATGATGAGCCGAATCCGGAGATGACTTCGTTTATCTTCCGGGAAACGCTCATGAGCCACCTGCTCATCTGGGGCAATGCTTACGCCCAGATCATCCGCGACCGATTAGGGCGGGTACAGGGACTATACCCGCTCAGGCCGGACAAGATGACCGTCTGCCGGGATGACCGGGGAAAGATTTTTTATCTGTATACCAAGACGGGAGACGAGAATCCGAACATCAAGCCGTACGGGCAGGTGGCCCTGCAGAAGGAAGAAGTGCTGCATATCCCCGGCCTTGGGTTTGACGGCCTGGTCGGTTATTCGCCGATTGCCATGGCCCGCAATGCCGTGGGCATGACCATGGCCTGCGAGGAATACGGTGCCTCTTTCTTTGCGAACGGGGCCAGCCCCAGCGGGGTGCTGGAACATCCAGGCGTTCTGAAGGATCCGGCCAAAGTCCGGGATTCGTGGAATGCCGTCTACCGGGGGACGGGCAATGCCCACAAGGTGGCTGTGCTGGAAGAAGGCATGAAGTACCAGCAGATCGGCATCCCGCCGGAAGAAGCACAGTTCCTGGAAACACGGAAGTTCCAGCTCGATGAGATTGCCCGGCTCTACCGCATCCCGCCACACATGATTGGCGACCTGGAGAAAAGTTCCTTCAATAATATTGAGCAGCAGTCCATGGAATTTGTGAAGTACACGCTGGATCCATGGGTCATCCGCTGGGAACAGGCCATGCAGAAAGCCCTGTTCCTGCCGGAAGAGAAGAAACAGTATTTCCTGAAGTTCAACGTGAACGGTCTCATGCGCGGCGACTATGAGAGCCGCATGACCGGGTACAGCATCGGCCGGCAGAACGGCTGGCTGTCCGCCAACGATATCCGGGAGATGGAAGACATGAATCCCGTGTCGGATGAAGAGGGCGGTAATCTATACCTTGTCAATGGCAGCATGACCAAGCTCAAGGATGCCGGGGCTTTTGCCCAGAAGGGAGATACGAATGAAACATAAATTTTGGAAGTGGGTGACTAACGAAGCACCGGATTCTTTCGGCAGTGAACGGACGCTGTATCTGGACGGCCAGATTTCGGATGAGACCTGGTGGGGCGATGAAGTGACACCGAAGGCATTCAAAGAAGAACTGAATGCGGGCAGCGGCGATATCACACTCTGGATCAACAGTCCGGGCGGTGACTGTTTTGCCGCTGCCCAAATCTATAACATGCTCATGGATTATCCGGGGAACGTCACCGTCAAGATTGACGGCCTGGCCGCTTCGGCTGCGTCCGTCATCGCTATGGCCGGGACCAAGGTCTGCATGTCGCCAGTGGCCATGCTGATGATCCATAATCCGGCGACCCTGGCCTATGGCGATCAGGCAGAGATGGAAAAGACCATCGGCATGCTGAGCGAAGTCAAGGAGAGCATCATCAACGCTTACGAAATCAAGAGCGGCCTGGCCCGCACGAAGATTTCGCACATGATGGATGACGAGACCTGGCTCAACGCGAAGAAGGCCGTGGAACTTGGCTTTGCCGATGAAATCCTCTTCGACCAGAAGAAAGACGATGGGGAGCAGCCGGAAGCCATGATTTACACCCCTGTTACTGTCACCAATTCGTTAGTACAGAAATTAAAACCACGTGAACCTGTCAATAAAGTGCCAGCCGCTTCCCTGGAGAACCGGCTGGCATTGCTCATTCATTAAGGAGGACAACAATGGATACGATTTTAGCACTGCGTGAGAAACGCAAGAATCTGTGGGATGCCGCCAAGAATTTTCTGGATACCGTCCGTGATGAAAACGGCATGGTCTCTGCAGAAGATGCGGCTCGCTACGACAAGATGGAAGCGGATGTGGTGAACCTCGGCAAAGAAATCGACCGCCTGGAACGCCAGCAGCAGCTCGATGCCCAGCTGTCCCAGCCGACCACGATGCCGATTACTGAACTCCCTGGCGCAGGCCAGAATGGAGCAGAAAAGAGAGGCCGTGCGTCCGATGCCTATCGTAAGGCTTTCTGGGACAGCATCCGCCATAAGAACTTCATTGATGTACAGAACGCCCTGAGTGCAGGCACCGATGCTGATGGTGGCTATCTGGTACCGGACGAATTCGAACACCAGCTCATCGACAAGCTCCAGGAAGAGAATTTCTTCCGCGGCCTGGCCACGGTCATCCACACCAGCGGCGACCGCAAGATTCCCATCGTGACGGGTCATGGCGAAGCGTCCTGGATGGAAGAGAACGGCCTCTACCCGGACAGCCAGGATACCTTCGGCCAGCAGTCCATCGGGGCGTACAAGCTGGGGACGGCTATCCGTGTGTCGGAAGAACTGCTGAACGACAGCGCTTTCGACCTGGAAAGCTACATTGCCGGTGAATTTGCCCGCCGTATCGGCACGAAGGAAGAAGAAGCCTTCCTCACCGGTGACGGGAAGAACAAGCCGACTGGCGTGTTCCCGTCCGCGGAGCTGGGCGTGATAGCCAATGGCGCATCCATCACCTTTGATGATGTCATCGACCTGTATCACTCCCTGCGCATCCCGTACCGCCGCAAGGCCGTATGGCTCCTGAACGATGCAACCATTAAGGCCTTGCGCAAGGTGAAGGACAACAACGGCAACTACATCTGGCAGCCGTCTGTCACCGCAGGTACGCCGGATACTATCCTGAACCGTCCCTGCTACTGCACTTCCTTTGCACCGGAACTGGCGGCGGGCAGCCGTCCCATGCTCTTCGGGGACTTCAGCTACTACTGGATTGCCGATAGGGAATACCGCTCCTTCAAGCGGCTTAACGAATTGTATGCCGCCAACGGCCAGATCGGCTTCCTTGCCAGCCAGCGCGTCGATGGCATGCTGATGCTCAAGGAAGCGGTCAAGGCCCTGGAGATGAAAGCGAAGGGATAAGCCATGATTGTGACGCTGGAAGAAGCCAGGGAATACCTGCGGATTGATGAAGATGACACGAGTAATGATGACGTCATCCAGTCTTCCCTGGAAACAGCCCAGGCCCTCTGCCTGGATATATCCCGTTGCGAGGAAGCCGATGCCGAAGAGAATCCCGTGGTTTTTCACGAAGCGATTCTCTTCGCTGCGGCTTTTTTATATGAGCACCGGGAGGAAGCGGACTACGCAGGCCTTTTGAAACGTCTGCGCTGGCTGCTGTTCGGGGTCCGGCGGAGCTGTTTTTGAAAAGGGGGATGCCCATGAAGACGGGGCTTTTGAATAAACGGATTGAGATTCTGGGAAAGCAGGCCGTGACGGATGAATATGGTTTCGATACCCAGGCCGACGTCGTAGTGTACCGCTGCTGGGCATCCATCGAGCCTGCCCGGGGCAAAGTGTTCTATGAGATGGAACGCAAGGCGGACACGGAGTACAGCAAGATCACCATTCGCTGGCGTCCGGGTGTCACCCACGATATGAAGGTGAAGTATCAGGATCACCTCTACGACATCGATACCATAGTTGACCCGTATATGCGCCATGAAGCTCTGGAACTGTACTGTACGGAAGAAGTGAGGGGGACGGACAATGAGCGGAAGTGACTTTGAGGTCAAAGGATTGGATGACCTTTCAGAAAAACTGCTTTCTGCTATTGAAGAGTTTCCCGGCACTACCGAAAAGGGCCTGGTGACGCTTGGCAACAAGCTCAAGAAGGAGTGCGTAAAAAACACGCCGGAAGGCAGCACGGGCAAGCTGAAGAAAGGCTGGAAGCATAAGGTGGAAGGCTACAACGGTTCCGAGCTGGTCTATGAGCTGATCAACAAGCATCCCGTACATCACCTCTTAAATAACGGCCATGCGAAGAAAACACCTGGCGGCAGGACCGTGGGCTATTATGAAGGCCAGCACTATACGGAGAAATCCGTCAAGGTCTTCGAAGCCAGCGACTTGCAGCCGGGACTGGAGAGACTCACGAAGAAGCTCCTCAAGAAAGCAGGCGGCACATGATCCATGATATCGATATCTTGCAGGCGGTGCAGCAGAAACTCAAAGAGCGGTTCCCGTACCCCGTCTATTTGCAGGAAGTCAAGGAAGGCTTTGCGCCGCCGGCCTTTTTCCTGAAGACAATGACGGTAGCGACGCCGCAGAAAGAAAACGAGGTCTACCGGGATACGGACCTCTACATTACGTATCTGCCGAAGAAGCAGGAAAAAAGCACGGCCATCTACGCCGTGCTTTTTGCTGCGGAAAATTTATTCCGGGACGGACTGAAAGTCGGCAACCGTTATCTCCCTGTCGTGTCTATGAGTGAGGAGCTGATGGGGACGGACAATGACGGCGGGCGTCTGACGCTGACCTTCCAGTACTATGACGCCCGGGAAAAAGAAGAAACGGCAGAAATCATGAAGGTACTGCATCAGCGGTATCAGGGAAAGGAGACGTAACCCATGAAAATGCCATCCATTAATATCGCGTTCAAAGAAAAAGGCATCAGTGCCGTCGAACGCAGCGAACGCGGTATTGTCCTTCTGATTCTGAAAGAAGAGACACTGCCGTCCCAGACGGAAGTGAACCTGTACACGGCAGATGACATTCCCAAAGAACTCTCAGACAGCAACCGTGAGCAGCTGGAACTGACCCTTCGCGGCTACGTGAACAGTCCGAAGAAGGTCATCGCCGAAATCATCAGCAAGGATGCAGAAGATTATACCGATGTCCTCAAGGCCATCGAGAACAAGCGCTTCGATTACCTAGTCATCCCGGACATCGAAGAAAACCACATCGACACTATCGCGACCTGGATCAAGGGGATGCGGACGAATAAGAATAAGCGCATCAAGGCCGTCCTGCCGGACTGCACGGCGGATACGGAAGGAGTCATCAACTTCGTCAATCAAGTCATCCGTACGAAAACGAAGACCTACACGACGGCCCAGTACTGCGGGCGCATCGCGGGCATCATCGCAGGAACGCCGATGACCATTGCCTGTACGTATGCGCCGCTGCCGGAAGTCATCGGCTGTGACGTCTGGACGAAGGAAGAAATGGATACCATGACGGATGCCGGCAAGCTGTTCTTTTTCTTTGACGGGGAAAAGGTCAAGCTGGGCCGCGGAATCAACTCCCTGGTCACGACAATCCAGGGAAAAGGCGTATCGTTCCAGAAAATCAAGCTCGTCGATTTAATGGACATGATGTATGACGATATCCGCACCACAGCCCAGGATCATTACCTTGGCAAGTATGCCAACAGCTATGCCAACCGATGCCTCCTGGTGACGGCTATCCAGGGGTATCTTGACCAGCTGGCCCAGGAGGGCCTGCTGGAACAGGGGCAGAACACGGCTTATATCGATGTGGAATCCACGAAGATTTGGCTGGCATCCAATGGCAAATATACGAAAGAGGAACTGGCGGACATGTCGGAAATGGACATCAAGCTGGCCAACATCGGCAGCAATGTCTTCATCGCCGTAGATGCTTCGCTCCTGGATGCCATGGAAGATGTCACGATTGCCGTCAATATCTGAGGAGGTGAAGTACAGTGAACAGCATGGAAGCCAAACGGGTGATGAACGGAAAGTATGCCGACCTCTATATCGACGGCGACCTCATGGCCGAAGCCACGGCTTTCAAGGCCGAGGTCACCCTGACCAAGGAAGAAGTGAAGATGCTCCGCCATGTCGGCAAGGGCTACAAGGTCACGGGCTATGACTGCAAAGGGCAGCTGAAGCTCCATAAAGTCTCGAGCTACATGATCAAGAAGATGAACGACAACATTAAGGCGGGCAAGCAGACCGTCGTGACCATCGTCTCCGTCCTAGATGACAAGGATGCCATAGGCAGCGAACGCATCGTCATCAAGGATGCGACCTTTGACAGCCTCATTCTGGCCGACTGGGAAGTGGACAAGATGGGCGAGGAAAGCTACAGCTTCACTTTCTCGGACTGGGACCTCTTGGATTTAGCATAAGGAGAACAAGCACATGAATATGGTAGACCGACTGCTGAAAGCAGATGTAGTGAACAAGCTGGCCGAACGGCCTGAAAAGAAAGTGAAGATGGAACGGCTCTCGAAGTTGTTCGGATTCGATTTTATCATCACGCTCCGGGCTATCGACCCAGAACGCTACGCCGATATCCAGAAGATGGCCGTGGACTTCACCAACGGCAGCGCCGATAACATCGACATTTATCAGATGCAGACCCAGACGCTCCTGGCGGGGATTGCCGACCCGGACCTCAAGAACAAGGATCTGCTGGAAAAATTCGGGGCCGTACTTCCTGGTGACATCATCCGCAAGCTCTTCCTGGCAGGTGAGATTGCTGATCTCACAGCGCAGATCACAGAACTCAACGGCTATACGACCCAGGAAAAGGCGGACAAAGCCGTAAAAAACTGATCCGGACCGATGGCGAAGTGCAGGCAATGTATCTCCTGTTCCGGGAGCATCACCTGCTGCCGTCAGCGGTCATGAAACTGGGATACGGCGAACGGCAGGTGCTGTATGCTTTCATCCGCTATGAGATGGAAGAACGCGATAAAAAAGTATCTTCAGCATTATCGGATTAACTGCTGAAAATACGGCTATCTGCCATAAAGTCATAAGGCAGGCTCAAGCCACTTAGATATTTCATAGACGAAGTCGCTTTTTTTCTTGCATTGTGGGTGGCCGACACGTAGTACATGAAAGGTTTGATTGCCCAGGGTGGAAATGGCTTCCTGCCAGGGCATTTTTCTTTTCCCAATGTCTTTAAAACCGTTGTAATGAATATTATAACGGTCAAAAACGTTAGGGATGTAATCGTCATAATACCAAGATGTATAAAAAATGATATGAGTAGGATGTATTACCTTTAATTCCTGCTGAAGGACTTTTAGGTTTAGGATACAGTTGGATTTTACAAAATCTGAGGTAGTATCCTTTCCTCCGGAATTGTTGCATTTGACAATATTGGTAAATGCGATGTGTTCTATAGAATCGTCACCGAATATTCTCTGAGTGATAGCACGAGTATAGCTCCAATATGGCCAGCTTTTGTTCCACAGAGATTCACGGGTATATTGAAAGGGATTGCGGAAGCCGTCTTCAATCGTGCCGGGATTGTTTCTGGCATTTTTACCGACAAATAGAATTCTCTTGGAAGTTTTATTAAAATCGGAACCTACGCACCAGCAGCCAATCGGTAAGGATAAATGTTCTTTCTTGTGACATTCTTCACAGATTTTGCAAGTACCAAGCTCCATATGGTGATATCGTTCAGCTAATCTTTTTTCTGTTTCATTGAAATAGCGCATTGGAATTCCTCCGTAACGATAGATTTCTTTTATCTTACTATATTTTTAATATCTGTAACAACATTGAGAGGTGAAACAGCATGGCCAATAATGTCATCGATGCCGCCATCCGGCTGCGGGATTTGTTCACGCCGACCGTGCATAGCGTCAATGCCAGCCTGGGGACCATGAAGACCCAGATGGCGGCGGCGAAACAATCGGTCAGCGGACTGTCGGACAAGCTGACGGAGCATGAGCGCATCCAGAAACGGACGGCGAAGAGCATCGAGCAGACGGGAAGCAAGATTTCCGGCTTATCAGACAAGATAGCCCTGCTGTCAGCCCCCATCCTGGCAGCCGCAACGGCAGGCTTCAAGCTGCACAGCGACTTTGCCAACGGTATCGCCAAGATTTCGACTTTGGTCGACACGACGGTTGTTTCCATGCAGAAGGTCAGTGATGAGATTCGTGCTGTCAGCGATGAAACGGGCGCAGGTGTCGCTGATCTTTCGGAATCGGTCTACCAGGCCATTTCCGCTGGTGTCGATGCGGCCCATGCCGTGGGCTTTGTCAAAGACATGACAATTGCTGCGAAAGCCGGCTTCACCGACACGACGACTGCCGTTAACGGTGTGACCACGGTCCTCAATGCCTATGGAAAATCGGCAGAAGAAGCCACGGCGGTGACGGACCAGATGCTCCTGGCACAGAACTTCGGCAAGACATCCTTTGGCGAGATGGCCCAGTCCATGGGCAATGTCATCCCCATTGCGGCACAGCTCAATGTCAGTACCCAGGAACTGTTCGGTTCCATCGCCGTCCTGACCAAGAACGGTATCCGGACCAGCGAGGCCATTACCGGACTCAAGGCGGCTTACAGCAACATCCTGAAGCCGTCTGCCGAAGCGGCGAAACTGGCTCAGTCCCTTGGCCTTGAGTTCAATGCGGCTCATCTGCAGAGCGTGGGCTGGGTGAAGTTCCTGGACGAAGTGAAGCGGGCGACAGGCGGCGATGCCGAACAGATGGCCCAGCTCTTTGGCTCTGTCGAGGGCCTGAACAGCATCCTGGTCCTGACGGGCAAGGGAGCCGGGGACTTCGATAAGGTCATGGACCAGATGGCCCAGTCTGCCGGCATGACCCGGGAAGCCTATGAGAAGATGCTGACCCCGTCGGAGCAGATGCAAATTACCATGAACCAGCTGAAGAATGCCGGCATGGATTTAGCAGTGTCGTTTACGCCGTACTTCAAGGCCATGTCGATGCGCGTCAAGGAACTGGCTGCCTGGTTTCGTGCGCTTACACCGGAACAGAAAACGCTGATTGGCCAGGTGGCTTTTGGCATCGTGACCTTCCAGCTCTTCGGTTCCACCCTGGGGCGGGTGCTGACGGTCGGCGGCAGGGCTTTTGGTACTTTCAACTCTATTGCCACGGGCATTAGCAAAGCCGGCAGTGTCTCGAAGTATCTCTCGACCCAGTTCAAAGGACTCATTCCGGTCTGCCGGGGCATTGCCATCGTGGCCAGGGGCATGGGCAGTACCTTTCTGACTGCCGGACGCATGATGATCACCATCATCCGTGCCGTAGGCGCCGCAGCCATGGCCAATCCCATCATTATCATCATTGCCGCGATTATTGCTGCCTTGTACCTTCTGTGGAGGAACTGGGATACCGTGTCGCATTATATCGAACAGGCTATACAGGCTGTATCGGACGCCGTCGATGCAGGGATGAACTGGATCAGTTCTGCCTGGGACGGAGCCATGAACGGCATCAGCGAGACGGCCTCCAGTATCTGGGAAAGCATCAAGGACACCTTTCGCAGCGGTGTGAACTGGGTCATCGACCAGGTGAACGGCCTGATTTCCAGCATCAACGGCCTGTCTATCGACATTCCGTCCCTGACGGGAGGGGCGCCGACCCATGTGGGATTTGATATCCCAAGTATCAGCCACTTTGAAAGCGGTGTCGAGAACTTTCGTGGCGGCTTTGCCGTCATCAATGAAGACCGCCGGGGCGAGCTGGTACACCTGCCCAACGGCAGTACGGTCATACCTCATGATGAAAGCATCCGTCAGGCCATGAACGCCGGCAGCGGCGGCATCACCATCTGCATTGATACGATGAACGTCCGCAGCGAGCAGGACATCGACGCCGTCGCTGAAAAACTCGTCGAAAAAATGAGACTGTACGGCATGAACCGCATGAAAGGAGCGACCCTCTGATGAGTTCTTTCTTAGCATCTCTGTTGAACGCCATCGGCCAGGCTGCATCTTCCCTCACGATTTCTCTCTCTTCTGAATCGGCAGCGGTGGTCTTTCCCGTCCTGCCTTCGGAGCTGATGGTATCTGTCAATACGAATCATGGCACGGTGAACATCAATAACTTCGGCGACTACCTCATGATGGGAAAGACGGGACTCAGGACACTGACCCTTTCCGGATTTTTCCCAGCACAGGATTATCCCTTTGCCATGATGGGCCTTGCGCCTTATACATACATCGCCCAACTGGAAACGATGCGTACCGGTGACAGCGTCTGTCAGCTGACGGTGTCGGATACGCCGCTTTCCATGCCCTGCCTGATTTCGTCCTTCAAGTTTGGTGAAAAGGACGGCAGCGGCGATGTCTATTACGAGCTGGGCCTGACGGAGTACCGCTACGTCACAGCACCGGAGACGGGAAAGACCGATGCTGCGACAGGGCTGAAGAAGCGGCCGGAATCGTTCTGGTCGAAGATGAAGAAGAACATCACCTATTATCCCGGTGACAGCATCGGCAACGTCATCGGCCGGGCCGTGGGGAAATCGGTGACGCTCAACAATGAGCAGTTCTCGAAGTTCCAGATCTATCGCAGCATCGTCCGTAACGGCGGTCTTTCGCCCGGGGATATCATCCGCCTGACGACGATGAACCTCAAAAGGAATGATGAAAATGTTCCAGTTGCAAAGAATCAATAAGAAAAGCAATACCGAGGATGCTCAGACGGAAGGCCAGAAAAAGCCCGAGAACGCAGACCTTACGGGCTGGCTGATTTGTGCAACTTGGTCCGGGGACGTCGAGCAGGCCGGACGCAGGCTGGAATTCGACCTGGCCTATACGACACGGGATAAATCTTGGCAGAATCCGGAACTGGAACTGGGGGACGAGGTGCTGTTTATCCACATTGACGATAAGACGCAGCAGACTGTCCACCTGTTCCAGGGACGTATTTTTGGCCGCAGCCGGGAGAGCGGCTCTTCCGTGATGCATTTTACAGCCTTTGACAATATCGTCTATCTGGCCAAGTCCCGCATGACCAAGAAGTACACGAACGTCACAGTGGCCGACGCCATCCGCCAGACCATCAATGACTTTTCTATTCCGGCCGGGACTATTCCCGACCTGCCCGTCACCTGCAATTTCATTGCCGATGATATCTCGGCTACGGAGGCTATCAAGCAGGCATTATCCTATCAGTCTGCACAGGATGGAAAGGGATACCATATCTACATGACCGAAGGGAAGCTCAACGTGGTCTGCATGAATGACCAGGTGGTGGGGGACTTCCTGATCAGCGATGTGACGAATCTGACGGGCGCGTCTGTTTCTGAATCGGTGGAAGACATGGTATCGAAAGTGGTCGTCGTTGACAGTACGGGACAGACGAAGGGGGAGCTGCCCAATACTACAGACATCCAGAAATTTGGTCTCATCCAGGCCATTTGCAAGGCCGACCCTAAGCAGGACGATGCCTCGCAGGCAAGGGCCATGCTGAAGACCGTCGCCCATGACATGTCCATCCGGGCCATCGGTCATATCCAGTGCATCGCTGGGCTTTCTGTCTCAGTCCAGGAAGAACAGCTCAAGGGCCAGTTCTTCATCAAGTCGGACAGCCATAAAATCGAAGGCAACAAGCACCTGATGGAGCTGCATCTGGTATTCAACAAACTGCTGGATGAGCAGAAACAGGAACTGGACAGTACATCGTACAATGCCAACCCAGACTATGTGCCGCCAGCGGAAACGGAATCGACATCTTCTGTTCCTGCAGGTGGCGCTATCGCTGGCAGCAGTGTGGTCGATGCGTGCATGGCCAATTTCGAGGGTACCGTTTCTCCCTATGGCTCAGAAGGCTGTGTCGACCGGGCGACCATCGCTGCGGCGGGCTATTCCCCTTTTGTAGCGCAGGAATATAACAATGGCGTGAAAGGCTGCGACCAGCTGCGCGCCGATGCCGAAGCGCAGGGTATGGCTATCCCTTATGACCCGTCGCAGCTCGAAAAGGGCGACATCATCATGTACAACCGCTACAGCAAGCCGGACCCGAACTGGCATGTCGTCGTCTATGACGGAAGCGGCGGCTGCTGGGGCAACAGCTCCAATGTCTATGGCTGTTTTCATCACTACGAAGGCAGCATCGATATGGGGAGCGACTATTATCCGGCGACCATCATCAAGACATCGAGGGGGTGACAGGAGATGCAGAAAAATCCGTATATCAGCCTGCTGAATCTGATGGAGCAGGTCAGCCGCAGCAGCAATAGCCCGGACATTCAAATCGGGCAGATCCTTGCTTCGCCGCCAGAGATTAAAGTCCGTTACAACGGCATCATCCTGACGAAAGAGGAGCTGTGGATTTCCCATTATCTCCTGGCAGGTTATGGCCGCACGGCTAAAGGCCATCTGGTATCGGCGACACAGAACCGTGCCGGCGGCAGCGGCGATGCGGCTTACCAGTCCCATAATCATGATATCGATAATGCCTACACCGATTCCGTCATCTATACGGATACGCTGAAGCCCGGCATGTACGTGGCCATCATGCCCATGCTCATCAACGACCGGATTCAGCAGTACATTATTTTGGATGAGATTGTGAGGATTGATGGCCATGGCTGATCCTTTTGTAGCAATGAACAGCATCCAGGCAGCGAACCGGAATGAGTCGCTGCCTCTTTTCGTAGAATACGGCTATGACTTTGATAAGCAGTGCTTCCGCTACGATGAAAAAGGCCAGAACCTGATGGTGACAGAAAATGAAGCCCTCAAGGTCTGGATTTATAAGGCAATCCTCACCGAGCGGTATCGCTACTTGGCCTATGATGACAGCTATGGCATTACCATCGAGCCGTATCAGGGGAGAGCGCCAAACAGCCAGTATACGGCAGACAGGATTTGCCAGAATATCCGTGAGGGATTGATGGTGAATCCGTACATTGCCCGCATTAACCATATCGAGGTGGAGAAGCGGGAACGGGATGACTTGGCCATTACGGTTGACGTCACTTCCATTTACAGTGACGAATCATTGACCGTGACGGCAGGAAGGAGCGAGGCATGAGCAATTTATTTGATGCACAGACCAAAGATGTGATTGAGAGCCGCATGGCCCAGACCCTGCACACCATTACGGAAAAAGAGCAAAGTACCATGGAAGGCACCTTTGCCCGCGACCTGATCGACGCCAATGCTGTGGAATTTGAGAGCAGCTATGCCGAGCTGGCCATGTTGCGCGACGCGGCCTTTGCCGAAACGTCCTGGGGCGACTACCTGACGCTGCGGGCAGCGGAATTTGGCGTCGATCGCAAGAAAGCCGTCAAGGCCAAAGGAGAAGTTACGGTGACGGGGATGGCAGGAGCCTACATCATTCGCAGCAGTCTCTTCCAGACAAAAGACGGCCAGCGATTTTATACCCTGGAGTCGGCCACCATTCCTGCCGATGCCGCTGAGGTTACGATTCCCGTGGAAGCTGCCGATGCCGGGGCGAGTGGCAATGTGGCCGAAGGAACGATTACAGAAATCCCCTATTCCATCCCGAATATCTCGGCAGTCGTTAACCATAAGAAATGCACCGATGGGGCGGATGAAGAAACGGATGACGCACTCCTTGCCCGGCTCCTGTTCCGGGTGCGCCAGCCTATCACCTCGGGCAATGCGAATCATTATCGTGACTGGGCCATGTCTGTCGATGGCGTCGAGAACTGCAAAGTCATCCCGCTCTGGCAGGGCAATGGCACGGTGAAGGTCATTATCGTCACGGCAGAGAATGAATCGGCATCGGCTGAACTGATCCAGGAGGTCTATAACTACATCGAAAGCCAGCGGCCTATCGGTGCGACCGTGACCGTCGTTTCGCCGGCACCATTATCCATTGATTTGACGGCAGATGTCTATGGCACAGCCAGCCCTGATGCCGTAAAGGCAGCCATGACAGCCTATCTCAAGCAGACGGGCTTCACGCTTTCTTATGTCAGCCTGGCCCAGATGGGGAAACTCCTCCTTTCCATCAGCGGCATTACGGATTATAAGGATTTGAAGCTTAATGGAAAAGCGGCCAACGTGGAACTGACGAACGAGCAGATCCCCGTGGCAGGGAAGGTGGTGCTGAACCTTGTCAGCCAATGACTGGATGCGGCAGAGCCGGATGGATATCCTGAAGTATTTGCCGAATTTCTTATCCAAAGACCCGATGTTCCACTGCGCGGCAGAAACCTGCAATGAGGAGCATGACCGTCTGCGCCTGGCTCTGCAGGACCTGGCGGACAACTTCTTCGTGAACACCGCCACCTGGGCGCTGCCGCTTTATGAATCGTTCCTGGGCATCAAGCCCGGTGACGGAGATAGCGACGAATTCCGCAGGCAGCGGATCCTTTTCAAGCTGCAGCACGTGGATGTGTCTACGAAAGATTTCATGAACTCCATCATTAATCTCTACAGTGCCGGCCATATCGAGGAAGTCAATGAGGAGTATTACTTCAAGGTGTACTGCATCATGAACGACAAAGATACCACGACCTTGCAGAAGCTCATCACGCAGCTCAACATCTACAAGCCGGCCCATCTGGGATACGCCATCTACCTGGGTTATTCCTGGAATGGCAAGATTCACTGGAACGGAGAAGCCACCTTCTCGACGGCAACCATCGTATCCCAAAAAGGAGTGATGACAAATGGATGATTACAGCAAAGAGAAATGGTCTGCCGACTTCCCGGACCGTGCCGGACAGGAAGTCCGGCCCACAGAAGCTGTGGAGAATACGCTGGATTATGACGTGCTTTTCCCTCAATATCTTTCAGAAGACCCGGTCGTCTTCAATCAGCAGAACAAGACCGTGTCCCAGCTGGTCAGTAATGATGCCCGGCTCTATGAGCGGATTTCCGCTACGGCAGCCGACATCAATGCCCATCTGACCGATGCCAAGGCCCATGCCAGCGGCATCAGCGGCAATGCGGCCAGTGCGTCGAAGCTGCAGACGGGGCGGAAGATTCACCGGGTTGTCTTTGATGGCACGAAGGATATCACCCTGCCAGATTTCAGCGGTTGCGGCGAAAAGACGGCAGGCCAGAGCGGCATGGTCCCGTCACCTTCAGCCGGGAAGCTGAATACCGTCCTGCACAGCAATGGCAGCTGGGGCAAGGTCACCTACGCCGATATGGACGAGGAAGCCGTGGCTAAGATTCAGGCCTGTCCGTTCCCTGTCAATGCCATCTATATTTCCGCAGACGGGAAGAATCCGGCAACGTACTGGCCGGGTACGACCTGGGTGGCCTTTGCCATGGGCCGCTGCCTGATTGGTGCCGGTACGGCAGACAGCGGAACCATGTACAAGGCCGGGGACAAGCTGGGTGAGGAGAAGCACAACCTTACGATTCCAGAAACTCCGGCTCATGGCCATACAGTCGGAGACAGCGGAAATCATCGTCACTGGTCCTGCGGGTCATTGCCGCGCAACTTCCAGTGGGATGCCTGTGAAGGCAATGATGCACCTGTTGCCGTAGGTTATGGCGACGGTTGCTGGCATGGGAATCAGGTGGACGGGCATACCTCCTGGGATGGGAATCATTCCCACAGCCTTTCCCGGACGGGTGGTGGCCAGCCGCACAACAACATGCAGCCGTCCATCGTCGTGTACATGTTCCAGCGGACAGGCTAGGAGGTGAGGAATATGGCTGAATGGTTACAGATGGCCGCATCCTTGGTATCGGTCCTGATGCTCTGCGGCGTCATCTTTAATTTCAGCGTCATCAAGCCGCTGAATGAATCGGTGCGGAGCCTCCGGGACTGTATCGCAGAACTTCGCCGCCAGCTGTCGGATACGGAAGCCAAGCGGCAGAAGATGGCGGAACGGCTGTCCCGGGTGGAAGCCCTGGCAGAACATGCCCACCGCAGACTGGATGCCATGGAACAGCGGCAGCCGGAACAGGGGGGATGGAAATGAGCTTCTCTGTAGTGCAGAACCGGATCCGCCTTGTGAGGGGTGATTCGGCAGAAATCCGCCTGGTCATTTGCGACCGTGTGACGGGGGAACCTTTCATCCCTGGAAAGCACGATGAGCTGGCGTTCACGCTGAAACAAAACTTTGCCGATGAAAAGCCTGTCCTGACCAAGACACTGGAACAGGGCATCCGGCAGGAAGGGGCGGCGTGCTTCCTGGTTTTCTGGCCGGACGATACCCGGAACCTTCCCTGCGGCCGTTATATCTATGATGTGGAGCTGGTGCGGGAGAACGGATACACCGATACCCTTATTCCGCCCCGGCCTTTTTTCCTGGAAAGGGGCGTGACGGACAATGGCACATAAGGGGAACAACCTTGTCGGCATTCTTTCCATGCCCCAGGCCCCTTCCGGGGACTTTCAGGAAAGATGCATCGTCCCATCCGACGAGGAACAGGTCGTCACCGCTGACAGCGGTCATGCGGCCCTTTCCCGGGTGACGGTAGCTGCCATCCCGTCGAACTATGGCAGAATCAGCTTTAATGGCTATGAGTTGAAAGTCGAGTAAAGGAGCAATCAACATGGCGAAAAACGTAAAAATCAATTCGGTCGTGTATGCGGAAGTGCCGCAGGTTTCCATCCCTTTGGCAGAAGGGCAGGGGACAGCTGTCTTTTATGATACGACCGGGGCTGCGGCGGCATCGGGCGATATCCTGACGGGAAAATCCGCTTTTATCGGGAACGGCTTCGTCGCGGGTTCCATGCCCAATAACGGAGCCATCAGCGGCAGTATCAGCAAGGCCGATGGCACGTATACCATCCCGGCCGGGTTCCATAACGGCAAAGGGGCAGTCCGCATCAGCAGCGAGGAACAGGCCAAGCTGGTCAGCGGGAACATCAAGTCCGGGGTGACGGTCCTCGGCATCAGCGGCAAGTCCAGCGTAGTCGATACCAGTGATGTCACCGCCGCCGCGGGGACGATTGTCAGCGGTAAGACGGCCTACATCAATGGTACCAAGGTGACGGGCAGTCTGACGACCGTTTCCGTTTCCCAGGACAGCCTGACGAAAATCCTGACTGTCGAGTAAGGAGGGAAGGCCATGAAGGTAAATGTGACGATAGCCGGAGCCAGTTACAGCGAAGTGCCATCCATCCTGATTCCCCTAAAAAAAGGCGGCAGGGCACGGTTCTGCGAAGTGTCTGACACAACGGCGAAAGCCGCCGATGTGGCTAAGGGGAAAAAGTTTTATACTTCAGAGGGTGAACTGGTGACGGGGACGGCTGACCTGTCACAGGCAGATGCACGAAAGACGATAACCCTGATTCAAAAAGAGCATCAGACCATTACGCTTACCTGCAACCATCCGGAGTTATCCTCACAAACAGACTCAGATGGAAATACCGTATATGCTACAACGTATCAGGATACCTTGAGCATCAACTTGAAAGCAGATACCGATTATTATGCGGGGAAAATCACTATCAACGGGGAAGAGCAGGAAAACAGCAGTACCAATCCTCAACTTGCTTATATATCGGCACCCATCAGTAATGGCATGATTGTCAGTGCAACCGACGCCGCCCCGATTCCCACTGTTCCTTTTACAGATGTAAGCCTTACGATGACGGGACAGGGCACGCAGTGGCTGACTGGCCATATGCTTATGACGACGAAGCAATCCCCGGAAAGCCCTAAGATAGTCGGCGTGGGGGCTCTGGAAAATGGAAGCCGTAAAGGGCTGCTGTTCCTGTTGGATGAAGAAAAACGATATGCAGGTTGCAAAGTTGAACTTACGACAGGGACAGGAATATCGGATACCACAGAATTGTTCTATGAGAAAGATAATGATCTGGGGGTCATAATGATTGGGGAAATATCAGATGCTTTATATTCTTATCTGGCAGAATCTTCAGAGACAAATGCAGAAGTCATACTGACAGTTAAGGTGGTGGGATGAGTTTGTTTGAGAAAGTGAATATCCCCGACTGTATCGTCATTATCGGTCTGGTCACAGCACTAATCCTGGCGATTTTTTATGCCCTGAACGAACTGGCTATGTCCATTGCGTCAGGGCTTCTCGGTTACATCGGCGGCACCGTGAAGTCCGCCGTTCATCAGAAAGGAGAAGAAAAACATGAAAGTATTCCTGAATCCCGGCCATGCGCCGGGCGGCCATCCCGATCCGGGGGCCGTCAATAGTGAAAGCGGTCTGCGTGAGTGCGATGTCGCTTTGGCAGTCGGTCAATCTGCGGAAAGTTACCTGAATGCGGCAGGAGTAGCAACAGAACTGCTCCAGTCTGACAGCCTGGAGGAAATCTGCGAGGCCACCAATGCCAGTGATGCGGACATCTTCGTGTCCATCCACTGCAATGCCGCTGAATCCGAAGAAGCCAACGGCACGGAAACCTGGGCCTGTGCCGGCAGTTACCGTGGCAGCATGCTGGCTAGTTGCATCCAGAACCAGATTGTCGATGCCCTGGATACGACAGACCGGGGCGTGAAGATTGCCACGCCCGGCGTCAACGGCCTGTATGTCCTCACGAACACGGACATGCCCGCTGTCCTGGTCGAACTGGCCTTCATCACCAATCCTAGTGATGAAGAAATCCTGGCCAATGCTCAGGATGCCTTGGCCAGAGCAGTGGCACGGGGCATCACCGATTACGAACAGCTGATTCTAGGAGGTAAGTGACTATGAATCGTGATGAAATCAAGAAAGCCGTCGCCGATGCCGTCGTATCCTTTGCCAGGAGCGAAGCCGAAGCGGCCATCAAGTCCATCGACCTGGATGATGTCCAGAAGCTGGTGGAAGCGCAGATGAAGAACCTCACAGACCCGCTGGAAGCCGAAATCCAGACCACCACAAGCTGGTGGGTGAAGATCCGGAACAGGCTGTATATCACCTTGATGCAGCAGGCGGTCAAAGCCATCGTGGCTGATGTAAAACAGAAGATTGCATGAAAAGAGCCGGTATGGGACATCGGGAAGGATGTTCTGTACTGGCTTTTTATGTTACAATGAAAAATAAGAACTTTCAATGTCTGGACTGTAAATGGCTGATTGAGAGGAAAGCAACATGTGGAAGGTACTCACCGAAGAATTAAATCAAATCGGCTCTGAAGGCGGCAAGATTCTAAAAGATGAAGAATATAAAGGACAATGCCGTATTACCTTAGAACGATGCATTCGTTACGATGCCATCACCTGTGGTGTGTACGGCGAAATGGTTCACACTGCTTATTCTGATGCCAAAGATTCATCTTCTCTGTATGAATCAATGAAGAAAGAACTGCAGATGTTCATTGATGCAGATTTCGATGATGAAGAGAAACGTAGTGACTTTTATGAAGTCTTTGTAAATCGGTATTAAGAATAGCCGTAAGCCCTGTTTTTACTTGATATTGTTCGCTTAATGGTATAAAATCAGACATACGTAAATTCTGGAGATAAGTAATCATGGAATATATGACGGTTAAGGAAGCTTCTAAGAAGTGGAATATTACTATGCGACGTATTCAAGTGTTATGCAGCGAAGGAAGAATTGAAGGCGCTTTTCGTTTCAGTAGAGTGTGGGCAATTCCGATTGATGCACTTAAACCTATCGATGCAAGAATACATACAGGAAAATATATAAAAGCCAATAAATAAAGAAAGTAGAGTTGTTCATATGGATAAGAAAAAAACTGCGATTTCATTGTTTTCAGGTGCGGGAGGAATGGATGTTGGCTTTGAAAAAGCGGGAATCCAAGTTCTTGTTGCAAACGAAATTATGCCAGAAGCATCAGAAACTTATAAAGCCAATCATCAGGAAAGCAGAATGATTAATGATGACATCAACAATGTCATTAATGAGCTTGATAAGTATTCTGGAGTAGATTTTGTTTTTGGGGGGCCGCCTTGCCAAGGGTTTTCTGTAGCGGGTAAAATGGACCCTGATGATAGTCGAAGTAAATTGATTTTTACATTTCTGGATGTTATAAAAAAAGTACGGCCCAAGGCATTCGTGATGGAAAATGTAAAAGCTTTGGCAAAGTTAGAAAAGTGGGGGGACGTCAGAAAACGATATTTAGATACAGCCGCAATGTTAGGCTACCAATGCTTACCCTTTGTTTTGAATGCAACTGAGTTTAATGTTTCGCAAAAAAGGGAACGTGTATTTTTTGTTGGGGTTAGGGATAATTCAGACATCTTTTTCGAGTACCATATGAATGAGCTTTTAGATGAGGAAAAGAAAAAAGCCCCTATCATTAGAGACTTATTAAAAGATTTAGGAAAGGCTGGTACGGATAAAAACCCAAATACATGTACGGCCAAAATTACATTCGCAACTCATCCAATTATGAGAAAATCACCATATGCAGGAATGTACTTCAATGGCCAGGGAAGACCAATCAATATCGATGGATATGCAAATACGCTGCCAGCTTCTATGGGAGGAAACAAAACTCCTTTTGTAGATGAAGAATATTTGTACGGAAAGGCTGATGAAGACTGGGTAGTAAAATACCATAAAGGATTACTTGATGGATCAATAACTCCCCAATTCGAAGAAGCTCCAAAACGATTACGTCGTTTGACAATCAATGAAGCTATTCGTATACAGACTTTCCCTGATGACTATATTTTTTGTGGAAATAAAGGGAAAATATATACACAAATTGGTAATGCTGTACCTTGCAATCTAGCCGAGGCTGTAGCTAAAGCTACATTGAAGTACATGGAGAAGTATGAGTAAGGAACTCATATTTCTCCATCTTTATTAG